TGGGCACACGTATCCCGTCCACGCTTGTGAACGTATCGCCGGTAACCCGAAGTAGCACGTAACCCGTAAACCCGAGTTGTATGCCCGTACGCAAGCGGACGCATGCGACCTGCACCGAACCTTGACAAATACTATATGTGTGTGGCATCGTGCACCATGCAGGCACGAGCCGGACTCCACAAGGGTCAGCCATATCCCTGACATGCCGTCGTCGAAGTGTGGGTGTGTCATGGCATCGAGTCATACAGCGGTCATATGTGAACATTGGGCTGGACACCCGACAAGGGCGTAGCCGGACATGGTGCATATGCGATAGCCGAGCGGTGGACTGCACTGTTGACTATGTGTCGCAGGTGGTTGCCACGTGATACAGGCGGCGTAGTGTATCCCCACGAGGGTAAGACAGGGTGCACGTAGTAGGCGTAGGTTGTATGGTAGAGAAGAACCTCCGGTGTGTAGGTATGCATATGGGTGATGGCGTAAAGCGGTAAAGGGTGTATTGGCAGATACGACGGCACGTAGGTGCCCTGAGATGGGTACGGGAACGAATTAAGTTGTGCTAGGCATGATATGAGGTCATGGTATGGGCGGTGAAACTCCGCCATGCAATAAGCTATGATGCAGCGAACGGGGAGAGTGCGACCTTTCCCTATGACTGATGTCACGATAGGAGTATCCTATTCAGGTGGAAGTCCTGCCCACGGCGAACCCAAAGACGTAGGGGAGAAGTGGGGAATGAGGTCAACAGAGCAAAAAGCCCAAACGTGACCAATCGATAAATAAGTGGGAATAATATGCGTCCAAGGACAGATTGTAATGGACGGCACGGCAGCAGGCAGAACACACGCCTGCTATTTTTATGTCGTTTGTAAGGGGTATCCTTACTTAAGCAGTGGGTTCAAGTCCCACCCTGTCCAATCGAAGTTATAACGGAAACGAGGTATAAATTATGAACCGCACAATGAAAATGAAGAATGACAAGCGAAAGAAGTTGGAACAGCAGGCAAAGAAGCTAAAGTTCTATGACTTAGCGTCACACCGTTATTACGCAAGCGAACTGCCGGCAAGTGCCATGTGGTTCGGAAACGTAGATGCGACACAATACGGAAAAATGTGGTGGGAGGTGTAATACAATGGCAAAGTGGTATGACAACAGATTTATAAGCATGTTAGATTCAAAAACGCAAATGAAAATCCGTAATGCGTTGGAGTGCAAGGGCTATAAGGGAAATGCACTTTTGCACGCCATGGTTGCAAGGGTTAATGACCTTGCGGGAACAATCGATATAGCAAAAATCATGGGCTATGACACAAAGGACGTTCGCAGTATATCTGTGTTTGTCGGAACAGAAAAGAGGTGGACCTGATGAGTTATAACGGATATGCCATAACATTTGTACGTGGACACTATGAAGCCTATGAGGGAAATCAGTTCATAGTGTCAGCGGATACTGTTACGGAAATCAAGGAAGAACTGGACAAGCGAGATTGCGAAATTGCTATGATGGAAAGTGCAGGTTGGAGGTAAACGGAAATGTATTATGACAGACGTACCGGCACATACTTTACAGTGCCACAGCCACCCAAGGCATATAAAATAACGGGCAAGTATGGAAAAACAATCACGCCCGAAGAATTAAGGGAAAACTATGACTATAGCGTAGAGTGGGGCTATACGGACGAAAATTTTGATACTTGGCGTACGCAATTACTGCGTCAAGGCAAAATAAAAGCGATATATTGAAGGGAGGTGATACCATGAGCAAGGTATTAACAAAGTGCAGAGAAATCCTTGCGACAAAACGTGCTAACGATAATGCGGATATTGAGCGGTTAGTGTCCGCCATAGCAAGACAATTAGGCGTGTCCGTCACAGAAGAACAAATGGAAAGGGCAGTCGTATATCTGAGACACGGCTGTGTAGTATGGTGAAAGGAGTGAACGCACATGATACTTGTAGCAATATTCAGTGTCAACGGAGAACTCGTGTATAGTTTCTCCGAGTATAACGACTCATCAGCAAGGGAAAGCCTTGACATGATGGGTTTTGTATCGTTGCCCGATAAGGAAGACGAGTATATCAATGCCTACGGAGATAAGGCATATCTCTACAAGGCAAACGCAAACAAGGCATAAATTACGCCTTGACAAATAAACACAGAGTACGCTATAATTGCGTACAGAAGGGAGTTTAAATGTTAAGAAACATCATTAAGGCAATCTGTGTATTGATATTCATATGCGGATTGTTGCTCTTCATAAGCGAAACGCACGAAACGGCACCGCTTATGGAACAGGTCTGGCTCTGGCTTAAGGGTTTAGGGCTTATGATACTTGCCACAGTAATTGGCGTTGTTATCGACACAGAAGAGGAGGATACAATCAATGGATAAGACAAAGTTAGTACAGCAGGTAGCCAATTTATTAGATGAGTACGGCTACGACTATAATGATTATGCGTTAAGGAACATCATCAATGAGTGGGAGCGGAAAAAGGCAAATATCCTTGAAGCATTCCGCAAGCACCCGAACTGGGATGAGGATAGGTTGGCAATCATGTTGCCCGTAGAACTTGAGCGTCCGTTTGATACAGACGGAGTTCAGAAGTTCGGCGCTTACATTGGGAATAAGGCTCTTGAAGCAAGAGTTTTTGTTCGCGAGGTCAATGGAGTTGACCTGTATGAATGGAGAGACCGTTCATCTGTGTACTATAATGTACTGACGTATCTGAAGCAGTCGGAGTTAAAGAATCTGGAAACAGATATTACGCCGTTAAAGGCAGAAATCGGGGCGTTATATTCTGAGGCTCAGTCTGTCCTGAGTAATTACAAGAGTACCTATGACGGATGGATGACAAGGGAATCATACGAGAAGAAGCAGCGACTGAACAACATAGTATCGCTTATCTGTGCTATTCGTTCGGCAGATGACTCCGTTATAAATGAGCGGATGATAGTGGAATTTAATGAAGCCGGCTTCAAGGTTCCACATACAGGAGCAAAAACGTCAAGGGAAATCCGTAAGTTATGCGAAAAGGAAGGTATCTTCAAGGATACTGAGCGAAATGCCCGTGGTTCGCTTATATGTGAGCAGGAGTTTGCTAATTTTGCAGACGCCTTGAATAAGAAAACCTACAAAGAAACGCTGATTATCAGTGTCAATCCGCTTGACTATTGGACTATGAGTTTCGGTCATAACTGGTCCAGTTGCCACACGATTGATAAAAGTAATCGTCGTCCGAATAACGGTGGCAATCACTATAATGGCTGTTATAGCGGTGGAACGGAAAGTTATATGCTTGACTCATCGACATTCATCGTCTACACAGGCGATATGTTTGATAAGATAAAGCGTAACAACTTCCATGTAAGCGAACACGGAGAACTCCTCTGTCAGGGAAGACTGTATCCCGATGGAAGAGATGGCGGTGATGCCGGTCTGCCCGCTCAGTTCCGTCACTATGTGCAGGAAGTAGTCGCACAGTGTTATGGAATGAATAACGAGTGGACAATTAAGAAAGGAACTTCGAATTGCGGTGATTACATTAGTCAGTATCATCCCAATGTCAATTATGAAGATTTCTTCCACTATGAAGATTGTAACGTTACGTTGAATCGTCAGAGACATCAGGACAGATATATCAATGTTGGTTCAGATATTATCTGCCCCGTATGTGGAGAAAGGCATACGACACAGGAGTGGATAACCTGTGAGGATTGTCGAAGGGAAGTCTATGCAGTCTGCGATGAATGTGGTGAGGACATCTTTGAAGGAGATGACTATATCTATACAGCCGATGGCAGATACTTCTGCTGTGCAGACTGTGCAGAGAATGCAGGGTACAGAATGTGTTATGATGACGATGAATGGCATGACGACTGGTTTGAGGACCCGTATGACGGAGAATACTATCATGAAGCATCAATAACGTTACATGATGGAACTCAATACGGAACGGAAAGGAACGCTATTGACGATGGTTGTGTAGAAGCCTTCGATAATGGCGAGTGGTACAATACCGCTGACCTGTATCAGCATAGCGACGGCGAATGGTACACATTCGAAGAAGAAGAAAACGAAGAGGAGGTAGGTTGATATGAAGGGAATTAGTAAAGAGTGTAAGCATTTTATAAAACTGTGCAAGATGTCACAGAAGGCACTGAAAAAGTATTTGGTTAACTGGCTTCAGACAATCGGCTATAAGCCGGTTGTATCTGACGGCTTTATATATGCAGAGGGAAGTTTACCGGTATGCGTGACTGCTCATATGGATACTGTTCATGCAGACCTTCCTAAGAATTTTGAGGTAACAAAAGATAACAGCGGGTACGAAACTATATCCGCTACACAGGGAATCGGCGGAGATGACCGCTGTGGTATCTATATGATACAGGCAATCGTAAATGACGGCTATCATCCTACCATCCTCTTCTGTGAAGATGAAGAGATTGGCGGAGTCGGTTCAGATAAGTTCTGTTTATCAGAACATATAGGCAAGTTAAAGGGAATGAAGTTCTTCATCGAACTTGACAGGGCAAACGACAAGGACCTTGTATTCTATGATGATGATAATGACAAGTTCCACGATTTTTGTGAAAAGACAACTGGATATAAGACATCGTATGGAACATTCAGCGACATAAGCAACCTTTGTCCTGAAGTCAAGGTAAGTGGCGTAAATATCTCCTGCGGATATTATAATGCACATCATCTTAATGAGTACGTTGTAATAAAGGAAATGCTTGATTCTATCAGGGCAGCGGAGAAGTTGCTTGACAAGGTAGATACGGTTGAGCAGTTCGAGTATAAGAGAAAGAAGTACAGCCACCGTTATGGCAACAATTCTTATTATTACAACGATTACTACAGCGGTTACTATGGCAATTGGAATCAGCCTAAGAAACAGCCCAAAAGCAAATGGTATGTGGTTGCATACGAGCCGGACACACACAAGTATATCGATGAACTGGTCGAAGCATCAAACGATATGGAAGCCGTAGGAACATTCCTGTCAATGCATGAGGATTTGCGATATATGGATATTGCAGATTACTATAACGCAGACACCCTGTTCGATAGAACCGGCACATACGGATATGGTTATGAAGACTATTAAAAGGGAGGTGATTAAATGGACATGACAAAAATGGAATACGCTCAGGCGATAGCGACAGCCTGTGGCGGTGATGTAAGGACAAAGCAGGTTACAAATGACATAGAAAAGGTCGGAGTATCGATAGGGAATGGAGATATTGTTCCCTGTATATGGATTGATGAAATGTATGAGCGGAAGATGTCTATCGTAGAAGCATCGGAGATAGTGGCAAACTCATGTAAGGCAGCTCCTCCGCCTAACTTCCGCCCGCTCCTTGAGTATGAGAACATAAAGGATAAGCTGACACTCTGCCTGTGCAATAAAAAGATGGTGACAAGTGTATACAGGAGTGCAGGCGAGTTTGGCTTTGACGACCTGATACTTGTGCCTTATGTGGATATTGATAATGAGCATATGGCAAGGGTTACTAGGGAAGTGATTGAGTATTGGGGCGTAACGGAACAGATTATCTTTGATACTGCATGGAACAATATGAAAGAAGATGACTATATGGTCGTATTCTGCAGTGATAAGTCAATGCTGAGTATCACTAACAAGTCACAGTGGCGTGGAGCAGTCGGCGTCATAGTTCTGAGGGATATGTTAAAGCAGAAGTTTCCGAACGGATATTATGTCCTGCCCATATCAACGGATAAGGTGGCAGTATCTGACAGCAGTAAGGAGCCAATAGATATGGTCAATATGGCGGTCAAAGTGACAACCGCAAACGTACATCCTGAGAAAATGTTATCAACACATGCATATGAAATAAAAGGGGGCGATTAAATGACAGCAAAAGCATTGCCTGTAAACATTTATAAGCATAAGGGAGATGATTGTAGCAACGGCGGTATCTCGTCACGCTATAATGAAATCCTTCTTTTATGTGACGACGGTTTTATCAATGTCGATATGGACAATCCGCCCGAGAACCTGTGTAAGGTGGTTAAGCGGAATTTGTGGGGCAAAGATTATGTTCATATCGAACCTGTCAAGGAAATTGGCAGGGATAGAACTGGCTATATGTATGGCGGTTGTATTGTATCAACAAGCGATAGCCGCTTTGGAAGAGCAACGGGGGTTGATTACCCCGTTGACCTTCATGACAGAACGGAAACATGGCAAGAGTATGATATGATGAGCAGATAGGGGGTGAGTGTATGAAATATGTTGGCATTATAACTATCGATGATAAAAGGTGTTGGTCTGAATGGCATAGTGGTAGCACATCAAAAACATACAGAAGCGACGGCTATGACACAAGGGAAGAGGCACAGGCATGGATAGACAGTCAGTTACCAAACATTAAGAATGATGATGGCAAATACAAGGTTGATACAATAATTGCAAAGTTTGACAAAAAGGATTTAGTCGGGCAGTTTCCTAAGATTGACTATATGTTTAACAATGTCCTGTGGCATAAGAATGTAACAATGTGATAGGGAGGTAAAGGATGGCTAAGGTGCGTTGTAATAATCATAGATGTGTTTATAATAAAAGAGCTTACGAAGAAGAGATGTACGGTGAATGCACGTTAGATAATTTAGTGTTTCTTGATAGCCATGGAGAATGTGAAGAGGTTGAATATGCAGATAAGGAGGAATGCAGATGAATAGTGAATATATAGGCAAATTACAGTTAAATGACAAGGTAGACATTACAGACCCGTGTTATGATAAGGATGTGTGGTGTCGTATGACAAGTGAATGCAAGTCTGGAGAATACACCGGATATGCAACTGTCGCTGATACGGGATGGGGAAAGCGAGTTGTATCTATTGCCATCTATAAAGATGATAAGATTGTAGATATAGACTCAATGGAACTGATTGGTAATATCGGAGTTGATGCAGGACTTGCAGGCTTCTTCAATAATAAGCCTGACTTTATTGGTCACGAATGGCATGACTTCTTAGATAAATTCATAGACTATGATGAAGACAAAAATTATTGGGATTGTGGCTACGGCTTATTCTCCGAATCAGGCTATGGAGATGGAAGTTATAATGTATATGCAACTCCTAATAGGGATGCATTTATGATTGTGTTCATCGGTGACGACGATGATGACGACGATTACGAAGATTAAAGGGAGGATAAAACTATGTTAGACAGCAAGCAGGAAAGATGTCAGGATTGTATGGCTCTCGTAGAAGGCGACAACAAGGAATGGATTTGCGATGAGTGCGGTAAGGAAATTCATGAAGTGGACGAATGTCCGGAGGGAGTAGAAGATGAAAATACTGCAGACGATTAATTATCATATTAAGGGAACTCCCAAGATGAGCGAATCACCGGTTGGTTCGGCAGATAGTAATTATCTTCAGGCAACGGTGTATTATACAGAGGGTGGATATTCGTATTTCACATATAAGAATACACCAAGAGGATATTTAATGTCAGTAGTAGATGTGCAGATGGCAAAGAAAAACGGGATAGTGTCAGTAGCCCATACATTATTTAATGAGCGTGGCAGAAAGCACATGATTAAAGAAGTCACAAGGCAGAGCAAAAAGGCAGAAGCTGAAGCACTTGAATACTTTAAGGCAAACATAGTGGATTTTGTCAACAAGGCATATCCCGAATATACCATAGAGGAGGAGGAGGCATGAAATGAACACAGAGACCAAATTATACGAACATAACATGGCACAGACTAAAGCCGATATTATTCAGGTATTCGTAAAAAAGGTAAAAGACGATATTGACAGATTGCCACGCAAGGCTGGTTGTATTCCAATAGCTGATGTGGATATAATCCTGTCATATCGCATGAGGGAGATGATGGGTGATGGATGATAAAAAGGAAGAGCGTTTTGGTTGTCGTCAGTGCGACTGCAAGTACTATAAAGGTATGCACTGCAGTATGGCAGACGAAATGGAAGATGAACATCGTGATTGGTTTGTCCGCAAGGGAACTGGCGGATGTTATTATTACGATTCAATAAGAGAGGGGTGAAACCATGGAAAATGATTATGTGACTATTGAATTTATCAATGATAGGGGGCGAGTAAATGAAACTTGTTATTTGTTTACCTGATAATATGGTAAAGATGTGCGGATGGCATAAGGAAGGGATATGCGAACTGACGGACTTTGAAGTAAATATGTTAGCCGAAGCGATAGATAATGGAAAGCCACTCCCTAAAGAACACGGAAGAATGATTGATGCAGATGAACTCTTGTCAAAGGAAAGACCAAATGGAATATCCGATGATGTATGGGAAGAAAGCCACATTTATAAAATGCTGACAAATGCACCGACAATCATAGAAGCTGATAAGACAGAAAGTGAGGAAGAAAATGGACGAGAAAGTTAAAAACAGATTATTTGAAGCGGTTGATATACTTAATGCTGAACTTGTAAAGCATAATGAAGCTGTTTGTGATTTTAAAACGGAATTGTTTACAGATGATGTATGTCAGATGATAGACACTATTTGTAATTCTCGTGGTCTAGAATATACATATAAGACTGAAGGCAAGACATTGTTCTCTATGTATAACTTTTCTTTTAATGGTATTAGTATTAGGTGCAAGTATGGCAAAATCATACCTAAGGCTGATGATAGTACATTGGATAGTATATGTCATATAGCGAAAGAATTAGAGAGAAGTAAACAAGCATTTAAGTTACTTCAGGACGAAGCAGGCAATATCATCAAAGATATTACCACAAAATATAAGAGTGTTACAGAATCACAAAATGCAAAACTTGATGAAGTATTTGCGATGTTGAAGGGGTATGATGCTCCGGTTAGACATATAAAGGTGACAGTAGAATGGATAGAGGGAGAAGAAGATGGAATGCAGATGGCAGATGACAGATAATAGCTGGCGTACAGCATGTGGTGTTAAGGGCAGATTACATAGAGGCTATAAATATTGCCCCTATTGTGGAAAATGAATTGGAAACGTAAAGAGGAAGAAAATCTTTTTGAAGACACATTTAACAAAACCATGGAAATTTTAGGTTATACCACTAAGAAGGGAGAATAAAACATGACAGTAGGAACTTTAAGAACAATCCTTAGTTGCTATGACGATAAACAGAAAATCGTCATAGGACAAAGACAGAATTATGGCTCTGATTTTGTTTACAATATCTGCGAAGACATTGAAGAGCACGGCGTAAACAAGTTCTATGGAAAGGATATTCCGAACGCCGTAATGTTACTTATGGGAAGCCAGATTGGCACGATTAAAGACACGGAGGGAGAAGACGATGAGTGATGTATTAACAATTGAAGAAGTAACAAATGAGCAGGTCATTGTAAAGGTAAACGCTAAAGACGCATTGACTGTAGCACGACATCCATATTTAAGCAGCGATATAGCTTATATTACAATAACACGTGGAAAGAATCACATCTTTACAGTCATAAAGGAAGACGGCACGACATGGGATTTCCATTTCGGTGAAAGTGGATATACCCTTGTATCAGATGGGATAACAAAGTTAAAGCAAAAGGTTTTAAGTTTCCTTGATGATAATTGTATCCCGATTGATTATAATGGCGGAACGCTTACAGGTGCCACTATTTATTATAACAGCGGTTACAAAAAGTGGCAGTTAGCAATCGATACGTCAAAAGGTAGATTTATGGTGTGGTCCAGTAAGGCAACTGATTTCACATCTGCGGTTGAAGAATTTAAGCCTTTCGTTGAAGCACACTGGAATCAGTCTACAGCGGTAACTGGCATAACTGTATGGAAGGCGGGTAATCCGAAATTTAATGTGAGGTGATAGCATGAATACAGAAATGAAAGTTCGTGACTATGATAACTTTATGGCAGTCCATGATGTATATACCAGAGCATATAATGCGGGGAAAACGGATGTCATAAAGATATTCGTAGAACGGATTAAGAAAGATATTGGACATATGAAGTTTATTGACGGTAATGCTTTTGCGATTAAGCGCGAAATAGAACAAGTTATAAACAAAAGAATGAGGGAGGCATTAGGCAATGAAGATTGAGTGCACAACCACAAAGACAATTTACAAGGACATGAATGGAAAGGAAAGGTAAAAATGAGCAGACCGAAAATTAAAAAGTATATTACAACAATGGTAAAACGAATTAATGCAGAAACTGATATTGGTGCAAGATACGAAGCAAAAGAAGCATTGATTGAGCGGTTATGGAAAGCATTAAATGACGTAGATTACATCTCTTATGAAGATGGATATGTTTACAATCGCTACATCAATTTTGATTCTAATTGTGGACTGTCGATAATTCAAAATACCACAGATTTAGAACACATTATTGAAGCAGTAAAGGCTTCAGGGAAATCATTAGACGAACTTACCTTTAAGGATGTTGTATCGCTGTTTAATGATATATATGATAGACGTGAAGATTGGAAAGACCTTATCAATGAAGATTATACCTTCGATTATACGCCGGATGAGTTCGCCGAAGCAGTACTGAGTATCGCAGATGATTGGGTTGGTGAAGATAAATTCAAGGAAGATATTCATAAATATGCTTTAATGAATACATTGAATGATGTATGGAAATATCTGTGCAAGGGAAAGCCCGGAAACGGTACATGCTTATCGCAGTTCTATGTATCAAATCCTAATGAAGTTGCTCAGGCATTTTGGAATGGCGTGCTGACTGTCCTTGAGATTGAGGGGAAAATAACAAGCGAACAGGGCATAAAAATCTGGAACGAATTAAACGGCAGGAAGTGATAGATGTGATAAATATGTGGTATGGAAACCTCATAACAGAAGTTGACAACATTGATTATGGTTTTAATGAATCCGACTGCTCATATCATGGAACGATGTATATCAAAGAGAAAGCAGTCGGAGACTTTGTAGCATTAAGTTATTCAGAAATATGGAAAACATTTAAGCATTTAAGAGGAGGAAAGCATTATGCCTAACTGGACAAAAAACGTGTTGATTTTTAAGAAGAAAGAAGATTTTAAAGGATTCCTGTCAAAGTATGTAGACGAAAAGGGAGATGTTAATTTTAACAGGATTATTTTAAGACCGGAAGAGTTAAACGATACGATTTCAGGTGGAAAGATTATGGAGTGTATTGCCTGCTATCTGTTCAGTACAGAAAGTAAGGATAAGGCACTTGAGATTTTAAAGGAAATAGATAAAAATTTCCATGTGCCTAACATAGAATTAACAGCGTTTGAAATCAAAGCGAACTTAAGGGAATACTGTTTTAATCTTCGTATGTTTAACAGCGAATATGAGACAGGAGCAAAAAAGGATTATACGCCAGAAGAAATTGGCGAGCATTATTATAATCTGTATTTGAAATATGGACATATAGATTGGTACACATGGTCTTGTGAGAATTGGGGAACCAAATGGAATGCTTGCGATACATATATTGACGATAAAAAAATGATGATTTCTTTTGATACTGCGTGGTCGCGTCCTTGTGGAATTTATAAAAAGATAGCCGAGGATAACCCCGATTGGGATATACAAATTCGTTTGGCGTATGAAAATGGTGGTAAATACAATGAAAAGATTAGGAAGGGGGAATATATAAATATGTATGAAAGAATATAGTAGAAAGGAGTTTGAACGGATATTAGTAAACAATGGCTACATCATAGCAAGGCAAAACGGGAAACACTGTATGTGGAAAAAGGACGGAATGCATAATATTGCCGTCCCGAAACACAAGTTGAACTTTATGATATGTAAAAGGCTTATCAAAGAAAATAATTTAATTATGGAGGATTAAAACATGAGTGCATTTGTAGAATCAATGTTTTCAGTAAGAGAAGTGCCGTGGCATTCGTTAGGCAGGATAGTTAAAGACGCCCCCACAAGCGAAGACGCTATTAGATTAGCGGGGCTTGATTGGAACGTAGAACAGAAACCTATATTCTTAGAGGACGGAACTAAGATTACAGGTAATTATGCAAACGTTCGTAATAAGGACAACAGAGTTTTAGGTATTGTCGGTGACCGTTATAAGATAGTCCAGAATCTTGATGCGTTTGCATTTACGGATGCATTGCTTGGCGAGGGAGTTAAATATGAAACAGCCGGCTCATTAAAGGACGGCAAAACAGTTTGGTTATTAGCGAGAATGCCTGAAACAGTTAAGATATTAGGAGATGAAATTGCTCCCTATCTTGTATTCACTAACACACATGACGGAAGTGGTGCTGTAAGGGTAACAGCTACTAATGTTAGGGTATGCTGTTTTAATACCCTTAACATGGCACTCAAGAAAGCGAAACGAGTATGGTCAGCAAGACATACCGGTTCGATACAGAACAAACTTGACGATGCAATGAAAACCTTACAGTTTGCTCATGAATATATCGAAGCCACAAAGCAGACGATGGAAGATTTGCATAAGGTAAAATTACCGGATGATGACCTGTACAAGACAATTCAGCGTATCATTCCTATCGATGAAGATTTAACGGAAAGGCAAAAGGCAAACCTTCAGAGAATATCGGATGACATCTTATACAGATATACATTCGCACCTGACCTTGTTAATCTTGATAAGACAGGAGCAAGATTAGTACAGGCTGTAGCAGATACAACAAGCCACATCGAGCCGGTCAGAATGACAGCGAATTATAAGGAAAATCATTTCAAGGCAATGCTTGATGGAAATGATTTACTTGATAAAACAGTTAATATTTTACTTAGTGCATAAGGAGGTAGAACAATGGGAACACGCAGTATTATTAAGTTTGTTGAAAAGTATGATGAGGAATATGAGTTGGTAACCATATATCAGCAGTATGATGGTTATCTTGAGGGCGTCGGACGTGAACTTGCACAGTGGCTGAGCGACAAAGAGATTATCAATGGCATTGGCTTAGGAGATAATACAAATCGTGCTAATGGAGCGGGGTGTTTGGCTGCACAGTTTATTAAGGAGTTCAAAAAAGAAATCGGCGGATTGTATATACGTCCGTCTGATGCCGAACCTCAGGATTTCAATTACAGAGTTGTTATAGATGGAACTGGTAAAGCAGATGACGTAATAAAGATAACGGTTACTCGGTATCGTGACAAAGAACCGATATTCGTCGGTACACCGAGCGAACTGTTAGCATTAAGCAAACGAGAGGAGAATTAAGAAATGGGAAAGACAACACCTGTTGTTAAATGGGCTGGCGGAAAACGTCAGCTCATTCCCACTATCAAAGAAATGATGCCTGAACATTTTAATAGGTATTATGAGCCGTTCTTTGGTGGTGGAGCGTTGTTCTGTGAACTTGAACCAAAGCAGGCAACAATCAATGATTTTAATGAGAAACTGATAAACGTTTATAGAGTTATCAAGAAAAACGCTGATGGCGTCAGCAAGGAACTTACGGAAATTGAAGATGAGTATAACGCACTTCCCAGTATGCCGATGAAGGATATGTTTTATTACGAATATCGTAGTAAATATAATCGTTTCAGTCTGTTCCATGAGTGCATTGAAGATGAAAAACTTGCGGCTCTATTTATTTTTCTTAATAAGGCAGCCTTCAACGGCTTATATAGGGAAAACCGCTTAGGGCAATTTAACGTGTCTCCGGCTCATCGTAAGACGATTAAGTTATGCGACACTGATAATATTGTTAGGATGTCAGAACTGCTCAAGAAAGCGAAAATAATGAGCGGTGACTTTGAGCGGGCTTGTAAGGATGCAAAGGCAGGTGACTTTGTATTCTTTGATTCGCCCTATTATGATACATTTGATGATTATCAGGCAGGCGGTTTCTCTACGGATGACCACATGAGATTATTTAATCTGTTTAAATCATTAACGGAAAAGGGTGTGTACTGTATGCTGACCAATAACGATTGTGATTTCATAAAGGACTTATATAAGGACTATAAAATAACTACAGTCGGTGTCAAACGAATGATAAATTGTGATAGCAAAAAGAGAACTGGAACGGAATTAATCGTTATAAATTATTAAGGGAGGCTATGTTTATGAATGAGTATATCTCACAGGGAGCGGTGGCTAATAGGAATGGTTCAATGTTTGAAGCGGTTTTGCTTCCTGTATTCCAGAGATTTGGTTTCCCAGTTTATAGCGAAAGGGAAATACAGATGAATCCAACATTGGTTGAGAACTGTAATAAGTTTGTTATGACCAATGCAAGTTATACAAGTATATACGGCAGTTCTAAAAGTCGTACGGAATATCTTATCATTCACGTTGATAGACAAATCAGGGTGGAAATTAAGTTTCAGGTAGCAAACGGCTCAGTTGATGAGAAGTATCCATACATGTTACTCAATGCCATATATGCTTTCCCCGAAAGGGAAGTCATTCTTATCGTTGATGGTGGCGGATATAAAGAGGGAGCAAGGCAATGGTTACAGGATATGATTAATCTCAACTGGCTCGATTATCGCGGAATGGGTAAGGATATAAAGTTAATGACCATAAGTGAATTTATCACATGGTTTACTAAAGAATTTGGGAGGACAAACAATGCCGAGATATATCAGTGAGAAGGTGCTTAAAGATAGAGCACAGAATTTATTAGAAAAGCGAAACAAGATGCTGAAAGATGCAGATGAGTTGCATGTAAAGATACAGCAGGGAAACAAAAAGACCGGTGTGAATTGCTGGACGGTCTCATTACTGCCTGTTGTTGATTGCGTTAACTGTAAGGAGTGCTCAAAAGACTGCTATGATTTAAAGTCGGATATGATTTACAAATCAGTCGTTGAAGATAGATGTAGAAATTCTGTTATCCATAAACAGGACAGAGAACGATACTGGTCAGAGATTGACTTACAGATTAAAGCGAACTTTATCAGAGAATTACGTTTAAATGTTGGCGGTGATTTAGATGATGAAGATTTTCACTATGTTGCTGAACTTGGACGTAACAATCCAAAAATTAAGATATTGTTCTTTACGAAGAATTATAAGGGAATCAATAAGTATTTAAGTCACGATACTTTTCCTGACAACGTAAGAGCGATACTAAGTGCATGGATAAATACGCCGATGGATAATCCATATAATCTGCCGTGTGCTCACGTTTTATATGAAAGCGGGGCAACCACTGCTCCTGATTATGGTGCCATATATTGCAAGGGAAATTGCAGTGAATGTGCTTTTAATGAAGATGGCTGTTGGACATTAGGCAAAGGCGGTCATGTAATCTTTAAGGTACATTAAGGAGGTGATATAGATGTACGTAGTGGGACAGGAAATCAACATAGGTTATTATGGTGGATTTCACAATCAAACAAAAATAATCAGTAAGGCAAAGATATTCACAATCGACAATCAATTCATCACAATACATGTTGCCCTGTCTCACGGCGGGCATAGAGAAATGTTTGGTTATGATTATCAGTTAAAAGAATTAGAAGAAAATTATGTAAAATGGAAGGGAGATAAGACATGTATAAAGTATTGTTAAGTGCTTGTGGCAATATAGACCACAACGAAAACCCGAATGATTCAATCGTTAACAAGAGAAATGTTCCTTCAAAGGAAGTGCAGGCGGCAACACTTGATGGATGTAAAACGGCGGTGTTGGAATATATCGATTATTATGATTTAGGTGCCGGAAACTGGACTGGTGGACAGACCTATAAGAATGATGAATATATAGGACGCTTTTCATATAACGGAAGATTCTGGGGAGCAGATACAGATTATGGAAAGGGGCAGCAACATGGATAAGGCAAAGTTATGTGGGTTTATCTTTTGTCATGGGCATAAAGATTTTTCCATATGGGAAACAGATGCTATTAACAAAGAAGATAGCGAAGCAATTCAGAAGATTCTCAGCAAGTATGATACAGAGGGAACAAGCGTAAGAAACTGTTGGGATTCAATATCAGACATTATGAACGAAGAATATTAATAAAAAGGAGATAAGACATGAACGCATTAATCACAAAAGTTATTTTTAATAATCCCGCAACTATCGTATTTTGGAATGACAATACTAAGACAGTAGTCAAGGCAAATAAGGATGATGTATTTGATGCTGAAACAGGATTGGCAATGGCAATCACTAAAAAGATGTGTAATAACATCCATTGGAAGAATGTATTTCAGATTATTACCACCGACGACAAGATTAAGGGAAAGATTAACAGACGAAAACTTGGCGATGATAGAACCATAGCATTGTGTTATGCAAGAGCATATTATCACAATGATACAAATTGGTATAAGAAGTTTTCTGCATGGCTTCCTAAAGAGAAACATGTCGATAATCAGAAACAGGTCGATAATCATAGTTATGGTGATTGGAAGGAGACGAATCCTGAATCAGAAGCATATATCGCGGCTCCTCCTGTTTTATCAGCAGAGCCGACACTTAATGACAAGATTATTGCAATGTTCAATGCCGGACGGAGCATTAATTCTATCAGCAAGGAAACTGGAATATCAGTTTACTATATAAAGAAATACATTGATACAGCAACCACTCCCAAAGCAAACAAGGGAAAGGCAAATAGGATTATCAAGGCTGCATTAAAACCTAATAGAACAAGAGCATCTTATACTGTTCGTACTCAGATAGATTTTCCTAAATATCTTGATAAGAATACTTGTGAAGAAATCTTAGCCCAGACCAAAGAGAAATATAAGGATAAGCCGAAGTCACATTGTATGTCTGAACTTCAGAGATTGTTTATAGCAGAATGTAAAAAGCATTATATAGCCACTCATTATGGTCATGGTTATGATATGTATGCTATTGCAAAGACACTTGGTACTAATGCTTCAGCAGTTCAAAAGATATGGAACGCGATAAAGAGAGGTGAATAATATGACAGTAGCAGATTTATTAGCAAGGATTGAATCATATCCTAAGGGATTTGAGTTTACACTTCCGTATAATCAGATGACAGAAAAAGTACAGAAAGATACGCATAAGATAATGAGGTTGGCAACGGACAAGGGTTTGGTTGAAAGTATTGCAATCGGTGCCGGTTGGGATGCTGATGGAACTTTTAATGGATTCCAGAATGAAACGTTTAAGAGATTATGAAAGGAGATAACAGATGGAGGTGATAAGATGACAGAACGGGAAAGGATATATGATATGTTAAGCTTTACTCTTACTGAGTATGAAAACAGTCCTGACAGAAAGGAAAGTGGTTGGGCAGAAACATTATACGATGTATTAGTAGAAGTGCAAAGAAATTGGGAAACAGTTATTACGGCAGATAAAAGCTAAGTTTGAAAGGAGAAATATTATGAAACGGTTGATAAAATCAATTACACCTTATGCAAACTTATACAGAGACGACCAAACAGGTATAGCTTGGATTGCAGACGGAAGTTCGGGTTGTGGTTTTTCAGTTCATAGCAATATAATGGCAAATGGTTCTGTAAGAGGCATGAAAAATCTTGGTTATTGGGGAAAGAAAGATAGAACGGTAAGAAGCCATGGTTTTATATACAACATTGATTCGTTTGTTTGTGATAAAGATTGTGAATTTGAAATGATAGTCGCAAGTGAATGTAGATGTCAAGGTTGTTTAGAGAGACGCGATAACAGTTGAGTTCGAAAGGAGAGGATAATTATGGGCTATAAGATTACAAGAGATGGCGGAAACGTTTTTGTTGTCGCGGATGAGCAGTATTTTATTGAAAAAGACTGTGAAAATTTATGGGAAAAAGAGCGTATCTATTATAAGAGAGGTGCGTTCGCCATAATGGTAACGGAAAGGAAGAATACACATCCTCTTTGTACGCTAGGTGTTGAAGACGATGGGACTATTTGTTTTACTCCGATAAGTACATGTTTTGATGCCAGTTGGTTAAATGATTTAATCAAAGTGGCATATAATACAGCTTATAAATTACAAACAGAAAAGAAAGGAGAATAAATATGAACGTATTTGATAATGTATTTTATTATGAAACTGACAAGGGAAACGTTGGTATAGTTCGGGCTGACAATGAAGCCGATGCAAGAGAGCGGGTAGAAAATTATTATTATGAAGATATAACAACCATTACATGCTGTAGTGATATAGAAAAACATGATTATGGTGTTGCTCCTTTATTTGGTGATGCTCCTGTTCTTCGGACTAAAAATGGATATGAATATGAAATTAACATTAACCCTGAAGATATGAATACAAAAGATAAAGATATATGGGGAGCCGCAATGCTCTGGCTTGATGATGAACGCGGCGTTGATTTTAACTTATCGTATGATGATGGACTTAATCAGTCGGCTATCTATAAGGCAAGTTGCGATAAATATATGGAAGACCTTACAGAAACCTTTTCTCATTATGAGATAGACTTTTCCGATATATTTTGGAAACAGAAACTTATTGATGAGATGGAACGCGTAGCAGAAGAGTTTTGGGGAAAGGAGACAAACACATGAAAACATGGAGAGTAACATTAGTAAGCAAATCTTATTATGCGGTTGATATTCAGGCTGAATCAGCAAAGGAAGCGGAGAAAATAGCACAACGGAATTTAGACAGCAATGATGAGTATTTATCATCATTAGAGATATATGCTTGTCAGAATGATGTAGTCAAAAGAGCAACTATGGAAATGGAGGATTTGGTAAATGTGGATGGCTAGAATTGGTGGATGGACCGATGTAATTGCGTTTAGCGAAAACAAAGATAAAGCACGGGATTTAGCAGTACAGGCAAAGAAAGCACGGTGTCGGGATGACTTGGACAAATGGAACTGGCAGACAGTTTCAGATTATTATGGAGCAACATTACATTATGTTTGTGATGGCTTGCTTATTATTGAAGGAGATGATACGAATGAAAACCGGTGATAGAGTGAAGATAATATCAGTTCCTGATTATTGTCGGGAAGATTTAGGTAAATACGGAACTGTAATGGAAACCAAAACATTTTATGGTGGTGTTGATGTCCTGCTTGATGGAGATGATGGACTGACTGCTATTTATGAGCAGCAATTGCAAGTTCAAAATTAAGCACTTGACAAATTGCCTACTGTACGATATAATAGCGTCACAACGCAACTAATAAGGGAGGTAAAAATGACCTTAGCAGATTTAAATTTGGTGTTAAAAAAATATAATATTCCTGAGAATGCTACGATAATAGTATTTACTGATGAAGATTTTTGGGAGTTAAGTATAGTTCGCATTTTTTATAATAAGATAAGCAATCAATTGTGTATTTGTGGTAATGATGAAAACAATATAAATCTTTTTGACCATGCTGAAGAGCGTTTTAAGAAAAGAGATGGTTGGAAACAACTTTATTATCGTGACGAATGGAAAACTTTATTTGATTAAGGGAGGATAAAACAATGAACAAAGACAGACGGAAACGGATTTTAAATATAATTGAAAAGATAAGAGATAACTTATCAGATTTAGATATTATTCAGGATGAAGAGCAAAATGCATTTGATAATCTTCCTGAAGGACTTCAGTATTCATCACGAGGAGAGGATATGGAAAATGCTATTGATGCAATAGCAACTGCAATAAGTGATATTGGCGGAGCACTTGACGATTTAGAGGGCGAGGTGACTTAAATGTTTGGTGTTGTAATGATAGTGATATGGTTTGTTTGTTGGATAATAAAGTCAGGACAGCAGACCAGCCGAAACTCATATCTGAGAACCTATTCAGGAGACCAGTATATATATAGAGACCTTGCAGGCGTAACAATGCTTAAGAGTAACAATCAGATTGTAATAGAACGAAAAAACAAATCAACGGGGCATCGGGTGTTTTATGATAAGCATGGTAGGGTAGTTCTTGACGCAACGGAAGATGAGATGCGTAAAAAGATAAGTGATAATCCTGAACAGCCGGTGGCATATGATAAGGTAAGGTTTGCAGGATATTATATAAAGCGAATCGCAAAAATGGTTGACGGCAAGATGAAGTTCTATACTACGATACATTATAAAGATGCCGATTTTATCGTTGACCTTGACACATTAAAGATAATTGCCCCTACAAGCAACCAGCTTAGATACGAATTGGTCTGCAAGTCAAGGGGTTATTTAAACTACACCGATGAGGGGTTTCGGGAAGTTATAAACGAATTTAATTCATTAGATGAGATAGACAGACATGGTATGGTCGCTGAATTTAACGGTTCTCATTTGGCTAATATGGATGGCGGTTACTGGTCAAGCTATCTATATAACGAAAGGCAACCTAGAAAGCAGTGGAGTTATTTCTACAGGAACGACAGACCATGGATTAAATAAGGAGGTGTGATTATGTCAGCAAATGTATATGATGAGAAATGGCAGAAGAACCTAATGGAACTGATTGTTAAGCATCCGAACTATTACTTAAGGGAGTTTGTAAATTTCAATACGAAGCTTGCATATAAGTCATTGCACGGTTATGTATATGCTATTATAAGGTTTATGGATGATATACGGAAACCTGTAAGGAACATCGGATTTGACGACTATACAAATTATATGGCAAGCATAAGAGAAATGTCTCCTTCGGGGCAGATAGTAATCTATTCAGCATTAAAGAAATATAGCAAATATTTGTATGTTTCAGGTAAGACTGATAAGGATTATATGGAATCGATTGAGCGTCCTAATGCAACAGAGCGTCAGTCAACTATCAGCAAGAGAGAAAAGGGATTTCTTTCAGATGAAGAGATACCCAAGTATCTTCAGAACGTAAGGAACGCTGTCGGTTATCGTGAAGCAAAGTACTGGAAAGAAAGAGACATGCTCTTAGTTCAGCTTTTTCTTAACACCGGGTTAAGATGCTCAGGCGTTTGGAAGTTGGATGTATCTGATATTGATTTTGAAAATCATATGCTGACAACAACAGAAAAGCGTGGTAAGGTAAAGTCTTATGTTTTAACAGACGAATTAATTGACCTGATAAATGAATGGCTTGAAGCAAGAGACTCGCGGGCAATTAAGGGAGAGGAAGCGTTATTTGTATCGGAACGTGGTACACGGCTTTCTATAGAAAGAATAGCGGAGATAATTCATGCTTATGCGTCAAATATTGACGGCAAGAATATTACACCTCATAAATTAAGAGCAACTTTTGGAACTCAGGTGTACAGTGCGACAAAGGATATTTATCTTACTCAGACAGCGATGGGGCATAAGAGTCCTCAGACAACAGAACTCTATATCAGAGGTCAGGCAAATAAAAGCATGATGGTTGCGGCTGATATAATGCGTAACATCACTCTAAAAAATTTTGCTTGACAGGTGGATAAATAAAAATATAATGGGAGAAGGGAGGTGTTGATATGTTACGAAAACACGAACTATTGGGAGATTTACGGAAATTATTAGCTTTAAATGTGGCTCAGAAAAATTGGCAGAAGGATACTGCTACAAGCATTCATGAAAAGCGAAATATCCCTATTGAAATACTGATAGATATTCTTACGCAAAGAACAGATATTGAAGATTATAATGAGTTTACCTTATTCTGTATTGCTGAAGCCTGCAATCTGAAACACGGGTTAGATTACTACTTCACTCAGTCAGAAATCAATGATTTTAATCATTATGTCCTGAAGACAACAGAAGTAAAGTTCCCTTATAAATTTGAGGTCATAGAGGTTGTTGAAAATTCACAATATATAGGCAAAACATCAGTTAAAGAACTGATAAGATTGCGTGATGCTCAGCTTATTAATTATAATGAGAATGCTCAACGAACCCTTAAACGGATGAAAACCGAGGGTGGTGTTGAAATATCCTCAATCGACTTAAACCGCAAGGCTGTAAACGAAATCATGCATGACCTTACAACCGGTGAATTTATTCCTAACACTCTGACTTTCGGCATATCGCCCGATACCGACTTCGAATATAATAAAGAAAGCAGAACGTTGATAATCAAAGATAAAATCAGATTTGATATTCTCGACGGCTATCATCGTTATATCGCCCTGTCTAATAAGTACAACTTAGACAATCGTTTTGATTACCCTATGGAGTTACGCCTTGTAGTATTCCCTGAAACAAAGGCAAGACATTTCATCTTTCAAGAGGATAAGAAGACTAAGATGCGGAAGATTGATTCCGATGCTTTATCTGCTACTGACCCTGCTAACGAGGTCTGTGCTAAGATAAAGAACAAACTTGCCGGTAATATCCTCGTAGCACGTAACAACGGAATTATCGATGAGTCGGTATTATCTGAAATGATTCGCTGTTTATGTATCAAAAACGGTGCTAAGTATGACAACAAGATAAAGAATAGGATAAGCGACGACTTTGTTAATGCAGTTCTTATTGGGGAAGATACATTTAACACTATCGACCTAAAGGTAAAGTGGTCAGTATCACTTACTGTTGCGTTTACATTATTGGTATATACATTCAGATTGAATGAAAAGCTTCTTATCTCTATAGATAAAACCATAAGAGAAAAGAAACTTATTACAGGCAAGACAGTTAACAGGACAGTCATTAACCGAATACGAAAGGAGGTATTGGTATGAATAAAGAGCGGAAACAAATGTATATGCTTGAAACCGCCAACAAATCAGCCGAACCATTCTTTCTAAAGGTAGAGCCTTATGAAGAACAGTTTGGCAAAGACCTTGCGGAATTTAGCATAAGGGAAATCTTAAATTTCTATAAGTTGATATGCAGTCCTTCAGTTGATTTCCTTAATAATATCAATTGTCAGTTCCGTATGTATACAGCATGGTGCCAGTCTCAAAATCTGTTAGCGGATAATCAGAACCATTATAATGAAATCGACTATAAAATCCTGATGTCATGTGTTAATATCGGATTGATGAAAGACAAAATTATTACAAGAACTAAGCTGTTAAAGCTGTTGACTGCCCTTGCAGAAAATCCAGTTGACCAGTTTATACCATTAGCGATATTTGAAGGTATATGTGGTGACCAATGTAAAGATTTATTATCCTTAACGATAAAGGACGCTGAAAACGGATATTGTTATATTAAATCAGATGTTAAGGTTACAATGTCATATGAACTTCAACGTTATGCAAGGCTGGCTGCGTATGAGTATATGTATTATAACAGTGCTTCTATAGGGAAACGTAAAGAGTTTCCTTTAGACAAAGGCGATAATCATATCATTAAAAAAGTAATCACTCATGGCGGTCAAAATGAAGAAGTCCATTATCATACAATACAAAAGAAACTCCGTAAGATGCAAGATGTCTTAGGTGTTGCCGGTTTTACTGTTAAAGCACTTAAAGAGTCTGGACGTATCCATTTAATAACGGAAACTATGAAGCAGTATAATTGCAATATAGAAGAAGCCATACAAAAGAATGCAGATATTGAGCGAATCTATGGTGTGCTTCAGTCTTATAAGGCATACGCCTATAAATATAGTGTAGCAATAGGCGGCGAATAACCGCCTATAATTTCATATGAAGGAGAAAATCGTTATGACATTTATTGAGAAAGCAAGCGAATTGGATGTGTGTTATATAACAACAGGCTTATGCCATAGCATCATGTTTAATATCTGTAATGTTGAAGTAACGGAAAGCGAATTGGTGCTTAGTGACCTTGACTTCGGTGAGGTGCGGATTCCTCTGGATGATTTACCTGTGCCTAATAAAGAACTCGATAATATAATGGAGGTTTGGGAGAGCAAATCAATCCGTTTTGAATTTTAATAACAAGTTGAAAATTATGTATTGACAAATTGTCTAAAATGGTGTATAGTACGGACATACCCCATTAATAACTAAATATTTTATAAAGGAGAAATGCACATGAACAAATTCAGATTTGTGGGCAAGGTAGAGTTGAACGCTCTCGATGCCAAAGTCCCGTTCAAGCGTGAAGGCAAAACAAAAGACGGAGAAAACTATGCTTCGTTTAATTGTATTGTTGTGCCGGCTAAGAACAATCGGGCGTACTGCGAAGCTTATGGTGCCGTTACAGACAAAATCAAGTCGTTCGACTCCGATGGAAATGAGATTTCAATTCCTTGGAATGAGAGAACTGATGAAAAATGGACTAAGAGCGTAGCATTCTTCCGACAGTACTCTATTAAACTTGGTGAAGATAAGCATAGCTTCATTTCAAGTTACGACTTCGTTAAGTTTCTTATCAGTAACGCATCGTTAATTAAGGATAAGAAGTTTATCGTTATTGGTTCTTTAAATCCTAACGAGTACAACGGAAAAATTACACAGAGGTTCCAGCTTCAGAACATGATTGAAATCGCTGATGATGATAATGAAACGCCTCAGCTTGAAACTACGCTTGATTATACTTGGACGGCTGATTCTATTGATGATGGCGACTGGACGGAAAAGAAAATTATCAATATCAACGGCTATATCAATCAGAGCATCAACAAGGATAACAAGAATAAGTACATCTTACATCCTGTTGTCTTTGATGCAAGCAAGATTGACTTTGGTAATGAAAAGCACATGGCTGCCCTTAACATGAAGCTTAAGCAGATAGGTCTTGAATTTGCCAATGGTTCAATCAAGAACAAAATTAAGAAAGACGCTGTATGCAAACTTCCTTTTAAATGCCGTCTTATCAACGGAGCAGAGGAAAAGGAGTTTGATGAGAGCCAGTTAACGGAAAATCAGCAGGCTATGATTGCTTGTGGTCTTATGTCTCTTGATGATTTCAAGCCTAAGGGAGCTATCTATGGCGAAAGAAAGACTACATACAAGCTTTTCAGCTATGACCTTCGTGATGATTATTCGGATGGTTATGTAACAGTTAAGGACTTTACTCCGAGTGATTTGGCTAGTATGGTTTATACTCCTTCAGTATCCGGTTCAGCTCCTAAGGGAAAGGCAGAAAGTCCTACTCAGACAGTTGAGAACACAGAGGACGGCGTTGACCTTGATTCATTGTTTTAATTAAGGAGGATTAACATGGGTAAGTTTGGTAAAAAGGTTGAAATAAACCTTAATCCTTTAGCTTATAATTTTGGACTTTTAGGTGAGTCCGGTATCGGTAAGTCAACTATTGTAAAGCAGATGTGTGAAAAACTTGTAGGCGATGAAGGTTATATTGCACTTGACATCGGTAAGGAAGATGGTCATAAGGCAATCTCGGGTATCGTATCAGAACAAGTCCCTACATGGAGTAAGTTTGCCGAGGTTATCGATGATATTGTTGAGAATAAAGCAGAAGATTATCCGAATTTAAAGGTAGTTGTTATTGATACATATGACCAGCTTTGTGTAATTGCTGAAAAGGAAGTTGTAAGGCTTTGGAATAAAAAGTGTATTGAATCCCAAAAACCTCAGATTGACACCATTAATCAGGCATTTGGTGGTTACGGTAAGGGTATCGACAAAGTAAAAGAAATCATACTTGATAAACTTTGGGCATTAAAGAGCGTCGGAGTATCATTCTGTATCATCGGGCATACAAAGAGAACGGATATTACCGATGTAATGTCAGAAGAGCAGTATTCAATGCTTACCGCTAACACAACACAGAATTATTTTAACGCTATTAAAACAAAGCTTGACTTTCTTGGCATGGCTTACATTGACCGTGAAATGGTTAAAGTTAAGACTAAGAACAAGGATAAAGACGGAAACGTTATCGTAAAGAATAAGGTGTCAGGTGAGAGCCGTGTGATTAATTTCCGTGATGATACCTATTCGGTTGATAGCAAGTGCAGGTTTGCTAATATTATCGACCAAATTCCCTTTGATGTGGATGCTCTTATTAAAGCAATGCAGGACGCTATATTAGCAGAACAAAGTAAGGACGGTATAACACTTGACGATGCCAAAAAGAAACAGGCTGAGGAAGCCGTAATCGCTGAAGAGAAAGCAAAACAAAACTCCGAAGCAGCAAAAGCAAAGAAAATAGCAGAACAGGAGGAGGTTAAGAGAAGCGATGTACTTAATTCGATACAGTCCAAGTTCCCTAATTTATCCGTTGACAAGATAAATCAAATTAAAGAACGCTTGACCGCCGCTGGCTATTCTAAATTTACAGATTCTAATATCCCTGTTAGTCTGTTGATAGAGATTGACAAGGACATCTGATAATTCTTATATAGTCCGGTGCTTAACAGTGCCGGACTATTTCTTTAGGAGGATGATATGTTAGTTAAACTACATGATTACAATAACGACAGTAAGATAGACCGCAAAGACGCTTATAAGGCTCCTAACGGTTTTTATTATTCTTCAGAAGAAGCATATCAAACCACCATACAGCGTGAACAACAACGAAAACAGTGTATCGATAAGATGTATGATTATATGGGCTATCAAAGCTTTATGAAGATACCGACTATCTTTTACAAGAAGTTAAAAGACTGGGAAGGATATGGCTATAATGTTATCTATCGGGCTATGTTACTTGCAGAAAGTGGTATTCAGAGAGCACTGACATCAAAAGAGTTCGATAGTGAATTTAATAAGGTAACTTACTTATCAGCAATCATACAAAATCAGCTTAACGATGCCTTAAAATTAGAAAAACGTGAGAAGTCAGTCAAGGCTGATACTCCTAAGATAGAAGTCGATAATATCAGCAATATTGGACGCAAGACAAATCCTGCTGCCGGCGTCGCTGATTTACTTGGAGGTATTTAATGCTATGGATTTAGCAAGTATTAAAGAAAAAATCAATAAAGACAGAGAACGGATTGAGTGTTCATTTGTCTTTTGCTTTTGGAAAGACCCGACATTATATGATGACTATAAAGAAGTCAACATGGGGACAGATGAGACTATTATAACCAAGGATGCGATATTTTATTTTCAACTCGGCAGAGCGTTACGGAGACAGGGATTAAACACCTTCGATAATATATCGGTAGCAAACTATCTCGTATCTCACCCTACAGTTAATACCCAGTTTGAAGAGTATGGTGGTTGGCATGAAGTTGAAAAGCTGAAAAGCCTTGTCAATACCAATAATATCAATTCTTATTATGATGATTTGGTAAAGCGAAATGCTTTAATCACTATAGCAACAAAGTATGATGAATTGTTTGATGATATTGGACGTTTTGAAAATGCATCGTCAGATGAAGTATATAAGACGTTTGACCTGTTGAACAGTTCAGCTATCATATCAAGTAAGAACGAGTCCAAAATTGAGGATATGCATATCACTCCTGAGGATATTGAGTACTTTGAACAGGGTGAAGCACAGGGTATATCTTACTATAATGCAGCCCCACTCCTTAATTATACTACGTTGGGACTTCCCATTGCTGATATATATCTTATATCGGGGCACTCCGGTTCAGGCAAGACATCGTTTGCCTTCAACATGGCAGTCAGTATTGCTGCGGACGGCAACCCTGTTACTATCTTAGCTAATGAAATGAAGTTGCGTAAATATAAGATATTATTACTCGCATATGTATTAACTCACGAATTAAAGTATTATAAGATAACCCGTAAAAAGATACAGATAGGCAGGTGGACTGAGGAAGAGAAACTCAAGATACTTGAAGCGGCTAAAATCATTAACGAAAAGTATCTGAACATCAAATTCATTGAGATATTTGGTAATGATTCGGCTACAATCATGCGTCAGATGAAACAGGCGAACCGCCTGTATGGTTGTTCAGTTTTCTTTTGGGATACATATAAGAGTGATGATACGTCATCCGATAAGATGTGGCAGGAACTGCTTATGAGCAGTCGTCGAGTATTTAATCTTGTAGCCAAGGAAGACTGGAGTCTTGTATGTACCTTTCAGCTTGCTGGCTTTACTACAAATCAGCGTTATCTTGATGCCGGCTGTCTCAGTAACTCAAAGCAGATAAAAGAAGTAGTCAGCGAACATATCATGCTACGTAAGCTTTGGCATGATGAATACAGTGGAGAGAAGTTTGACTGTAAACCATACAAGTTTAAACCTGATTCAAAAGATAAGGAATATTTAATATTAGACCCTGAAAAAACATATATCGTTGCGTTTATCGATAAGACACGTAACGATGAAAATGCAAAGTGTATCTTATTCGAGTGGACAAGTGCATGGAACAAATGGACAGAGTTAGGTTACTGTCACATCTTAAACGACCATAGGGGCATCTAATATGAATATTTCTGGGATTATCAATACAATAGAAAACAATCCCGAATTGATTGAAGTAATCCTAGAAGCCCTTGGACATGTCGATGTGAGAGATAGAGGAAGATATTATCAGTGCAGCAACCTTGATGGTGATAACCACACTGCTATATCAATCCTTAAAGAACGACTGTTATATAACAACTATACAAGAGGGCGTAAAGGAAATATCTTTACCCTTGTCATGGATGAAAAGGATGTTGGGTTTGGCTCTGCTCTACGTTTTATCGCTCAAACAATCGGATATGATGATTCGAAGAGTAGAGTACACTATCCTTTTTCGGGATTTTATCGTGGACTTGTTGGCGGCTCAGATGATATTGAACACAACATCCCCGTTTATGATGAAAGCGAACTACCTGAAGCCGGAGCTTTAAGTGAGATGTGGTTTAAAGATGGAGTTGACTATCTCACTCAAGAGCGGTTCGGTATTACGATAGACTTTAAAAGCAACAGGATAATTATTCCTGAGCATAATACAGATGGAGAATTAATCGGAGCAAAGGGGCGTTATAACGGAGAATGCGACCCGTCAGAACGCTGGTCTATGTATCTGCCTTATCCTAAATCATTAGTCTTATATGGATGGCATCAAAACTATACCTCTATAATGAAAAAACAAATAGTCTTTCTTGTAGAAGCTGAGAAGTCAGTTTGTCAGGCTGCATCTTGGGGATTCAATCTCCTTCTTGCTACTGGCGGACATGACATTAGTTCAACACAGGCTAAAAATATTCAGTCATTAGGGGTTGATGTTGTTATTGCTTATGATGAAGGTATAAGTACAGAAGAAATTAAAGAGCAAGCACGAAAAGTTATCCTTGATAGTAAGTATTGGAGTAATCGTGTTGGCTATATAGACATGACCGGTTTAAAGAGCAAAGTGTCTCCAACTGATTCAGGGTATAGAGCATTTAAAAATATTGTAAAAACAAGGACTAAATGGATATATGGATGAATTAAGATTACTTATACTAAGTCGATATGGTACTGTTCGCTCCTTTGCGATGGATTATGGAGCGTCAGAGAGTATGCTGAGTCATATTCTTGCTGGCAGAAAAGAAATCCCTGACAAAGAGAAATTTGCTAAGTTGTTATCGATTGATGTTGAAACATTAGAAACTTATATAAATCGACAGCCATTAACCAACAAGCAGAAATTTGAAGAGATTTTTGGGTGTCAGCCAAACGCTAAGTGTCCATTGGCTTCAACGCCTTTATGTAACGATGACTGTAGTAAATGTCAACATAATCAGTTTTGGGAACAAACATTTCATACAAAGGAGAAATTATATGGATGATAATATTTATACAGAAGATTGTAATATATCAGGTTTAACTGAATTACTCAATTTTCAAGTATATAAATCTAAAAAGACAGGCAAATATTATGCGTCATTTATACACCATACTGGCGGTGGATTTTCAGAATTAATAAAGGCATATGAAAATAATACTTCATTTGAAACAGGAGATTTTAATTTAAGTGGTCATGTATGGCATGATTGCAATCTAACTAAAGATGATTATAATGCTTTAGTTACAATAATTAACAAATTAAAACCAGTACAATATAGATAAGGAGAAAATTAACATGTTAAATATTCAAACAGAGGGCGATGAAATCAAAGTAATAGCAGAGGGTACTACACCGGAGGTGTTTAATGAGTTGGGTCTTGTAATTCATAATATTTATAAGACATCTGTTAGTAATTTAATTGAAGCTAAACCATCTGCTCCAACAATGATACAAGACTTTGTACGTAACCAATTGCTACGTACTATAGCATCAGCAATTGCGACTGCAGATATGGAATTAACTGAGTCCGGCATTACCACCAATTCAGATTTTGAAGCCATATTTAAGGCTATGTTTGACGATAAGGAGAGAAAAGATGATAGTAAAACGTAAATATATTACTAATATTGATTTACAACAATACTGCGATAAGAGACATGAAGAATTAGGGTGTGAAGCTTGTTATTCATGCGATTTGAAATTAAGGATAAGCAATAGTCAGTGGTGTATTAAAGATGTGCCGGAGCTTAAACAAATGATAACGGAATTTTGGAATGGAGATGTAGAGATATAAAAGGAGAGTTAAAAGGAATGAATACAAAATATAGCGACGAATATATACAAGGTGTAAATGATGTGGTTGAGTGTATTTATAAAATCAGAGCTGCTGAAAATGATGGTGGCATACCTCATCATGCTTTAATAAGTATGTTTGGATTATCTAGTCCATCTAACATTTTCATGTCATTCCCTGCTTTAGATATTATAGAAAAGATAAGGCAATGGGAATGGGAACAGGTTCCTACATTTGACAATGCTATCAAGATTCTTGAACAGGCAAAAGTATATAATAATATAACAGGTTATCGTGACTCTATATCATATATCAATCAAGCTATTGATATGTTAAAGCAAATGCAAAAATCAGACCAGTAAGGAGACACCAATCAAGAGCCTTAAAGCGTGGAGCAATCTGGAATCCGAAATCTTGGCAATCGGTAGTTGGCAGAATGAAAGCGAAATATCTGATTATGGCATTAAGGATTGCTTGGCTATTATTAATAGGCATATAGCAGAAATAAGGGGTGATTGAATGACAAGAGAAGAAAGAAACATAAAATTAAAGCATTTAATCGCTTGTATGAAGTGCGAAGTAAGTGGCAGAGTATGTGATGCAAATTGCCCTACTCAATATGAAGCCGGAAATATGGGAGAAATTATAGAAAATCTTAAAGCAATATCCGAAATATTAGAGCAACAGCCTTGTGAGGATTGCATAAGTAGACAGGTGGTGCTTTCTTATATAGTGAATGATTTGAAATTTGGTGATGAAGAAAATGGATATGATTTAGAACGTAAAATTGCTCAAGAAGAAATATATAATTTTATAAAAAAGATGCCACCCGTCACACCAAAGGAAAAGACAGGAAAATGGATTTATAAACAGAGTATATTCGGAGCGGTTTATTGCAGTGAGTGCGATTTTGAATTAAAGACTAACAATACAAAATTTTGTCCTAACTGCGGAGCAAGGATGGTGAGCGAATGACAGACGAATCTATGAGTTATCTTGACGCATTAACAGAGATTAAAAGGTTGAAAGAAGCATTGAATAAGATAAGGGCGGAAATTGAAAAAGAAAGCAATCTTGAATCTAATAGGTTACATTGGGGCGAAGCAATGGGACTTAATAAGGCAATAGATATTATCGACAAGCATATTCCAGAATTGACAGAAGAATCTGATGCCGAGTTTATGTGCAAAGCTATGAGTAAAACAATAAATAAATCTACTGACGACCGTAATTTTATCGGCGGATTTTGAGAGGTGATGCAGATGAGTGAGTGGATTCCAGTTACAGAAGATGCTCCACCAAAAGGAACTATATGCTTGTGGTGTAATAAGCAAGGAAGCGTATTTATTAGCGCAATAACTTATCGTTCGGAAAATGATAGTTATGTTGGAAAACATGGATATTTTTCCAATGGATTAGAAAATCATGGAGATATTGTAGCATGGATGCCGTTACCCGAACCATATAAAGAGGTGAGTGAATGACAAGAGAAGAAAGAAACATAAAATTAAAACATTATATTACTTGTTTGGAATGTGAATGCAGTGGAAAAGCTTGCGAACCGGATTGTGATATACAATTTAAAGCTGGTAATTTTGGAGAAATTATAGAAAATCTTAAAGCCATATCCGAAATAATAGAACAACAGCCTTGTGAGGATGTGGTAAGCAGACAGACGGTAAAAGAAGCTATTTGTGATTACGTTTGTGGAAAAGATATTAGATGTGTGGCTAATCACGAATGTAACATGAAAAAATTGATTAGCGAGTTACCATCCGTCACACCAAAGGAGAAAATAATACATTGTAAAGATTGTAAATATCGAGATTATTGGGGTGATTGTACAAAATGGTCTAAAGAATTAGATGCACATAAAAGTTATATATTGGATGAAAATATGTTTTGTGGATTCGCTGAATTTAAGGCAGGTGATACAGATGGAAATCTTAACAATGATGCTTGAACTGTACTTGGGTTTGATTTTACTTTATGTGTTGTTATGGCTTGGACTTTATAAGTTGGTGAAATGGCTATGGATTGAAAGGTGATACAGATGGAAACAGTTGTGAGGTAGACAATGAGCGTAGAAAACGAAAAAGTCTGTTGTAATTGCAAACATAAAAGGAATAGAGATGATAATAACGAGATATACTGTTGGTGTAACTTTACAGGAAGATATTTAAGTTACGCTGAGGTTATGACAGGTTGGTGCAGACATTGGGCGAAAAATAAGGAGGTATCAGATGGAAACAGTTGAAATTATAATCAAGATTCCTCGTTCTGAATTAGAATATGCCAAGAAAGGTTACACTAAAGCCAAAGCTGACGTGGTTTACAGAGCAATCGAAAATGGCACTATACTTCCTGAAAATCATGGAAGATTGATTGATGCAGATGAACTCTTGTCAAAGGAAAGACCAAATGGAATATCCGATGATGTATGGGAAGAAAGCCACATTTATAAAATGCTGACAAATGCACCTACAATCATAGAAGCAGACAAGGATGGTGATACAGAATGAATATATGTAAAATATGTCAGTTAAGTAGCCCAAGTGGCTGTACCAAGCTAAGCAATGAAGTTTGTCTTAAGGACGCACCCAAATTGATTAGAGCATCGACTACAAATGGTGATGTGATAAAGGCTATATTTCCCCACCATGATATAGAAGTGAATGAACAAAAGAATTATGTTCAGGTATTCTATGACAGTTTTTATACCACTTATCCTTTAAGATGGTGGCTTGAACCTTATAAAGCAAAGAATGAAGACAGATGAATTTACATATTACAGATAAAGAAATACAAAAACGTATTCGCCGGCTTAGATATAAAGGGTGTGCAAATTGCGAAAAACGAAAAATGTGCGAATGGGATGAACAAGGCGGGGATGGACATTTACATTTCATCTGTCCGCGTTGGAAGAAAATAGGAGGATAACAATAATGCTTGATATTAAAATGAATCGTGGCAACGTAGAAAAAATGATGGTCTCTGGTGATTTAGCAGACATATCAGCGGACTTTGTATTATTATATAAGACGATATATGAAAGCCTGTTAAAAGATAATAAAGAACATGCTTTAGCATTTAAAAATAATATTTTTAAGGCGTTTCCTTATGCAGAAAAACTTGCTGAAAAGGATGTTGCAGAGAACAATGTTAAGGCTATTAATCTGGCTACGTCTGAGGGACGAAGGGCATTTCTTGACATGTTAAAAAAGAAAGCGTATGCTGAAGCCGAAGGGCTTAATGAATAAAGGAGGAAAAGACCATGAATGATTTTAAAACAACCGATGATATTATTATTTGCGAGATGCCAAAAGGAACACATATTGTCGCCCAATATATGAAGGCTACAGACACTCTTAGTGTTTCTCCTAGTGATTTTGCAATGAAGCATCGCGAATTTACAAAGGAAATACTGGCAGACAATACTATTTTTGGTACATGGGATGAAGAGACCGACAAATGGTATGTACATGATATTGCCAATATTGATAAAAAGACATACTTTACACAAAAGGAATTGTATGATTTCTGTATTGAACATAACTTTTTATGTGTTGATGTAAAATATCGTGGCAAATTCCATTCTGTTGAACACTGCTTATCATTCCTTCGTCATGCTGATAAGGATAAGGTTCAGGGCATTTGGGTTAAGCAGGACGTAGCTGATGCAGAAAAGAGAAGAACATGTTTCTATACTCTTAGCGACAAAGTAATTAATATGGATGAGATTAAAAGGACATAAAGATGATTAGTATTATTATTCCCTGTTATAATGTAGGGTGGACTATTGGGCGTTGCCTTGAGTCCATCCTTCTTCAAACGTATGAAGATTATGAAATTATCATTGTAGATTATGGTTCGACAGATGATACTAAACAAGTCATTGATAAAGTAATGTCAGGAACTTTACAACGATACCATTATCACTATACGCAGAATTACGGCAAGCCCGCTGCTCTCCGCTATGGTATCGCTCAAGCATCCGGCGATTATCTGTTTTTTATCAACGGGCATGATTTCTTAAATCAGAATATCCTTCAGTTTTTACATCATGGACTGGTCGCAAGTAAGGTTGATTTTATCGTTTGTGATTATAGAAATGCCGGTTATCATTCACGTCAGATGAATGTATATAGAACACCTACAGATGTTTATGTTAATAAGCATACGCCGGATATATACATCACAAAAACATGTCAGTCTAATGTCCATTCTGATTTACGTTTTAACAGAATATGGGGCAAGCTCTTTAAAAAGGAGTTGTTCTCAGGACTTAAATTTACCGATGATGCAGGGGCTGAAATTACGCTGATGCATAATCTGACGTTAAAAAGCACATTAATCGGTGTAATAAGTAATGTTTTATATTTTCGTACCACACCTCCGAATGTCGTTGTGGATATGTCAATCGCTCAGGCGTATAAAGAGCGTACTCAATATATAGAACAGCACGTCAAGAAATATGGAGCCGCAACTCTTAACCATATGTGTTTTCAATACATCATGGCTTTACTGGAAGTGTTTCGCTGTAATACAGATAAGGCAATTAAAACCGACTGCGTACGGATAATCAACGACGTCCTTCAGAAACATCCAAATTGCCTAATAGATGATAAGGTATCCATATATGTAAAAAAAATAACAAAAGCCTACTTGACAAACTGATTAAAATTTGCTACCATACGATTAAACAAGTTATAAATTAAGTCTATAAAAACTCACAATATAATTTAATACTAGGAGGTTCACATGGCTTTTGATGATGTCATTATGACTATCGAAAACGATGATATGCGGAAGTTTGCCCAAAAAGCAATTGCAATTATTCCGCCTTATTTCTATGAGGTTGCAGCCTCTTCTACCGGCAAGTATCATCCGTCCTATGCTTTAGGGCAGGGTGGTCTTTATAGACATACGCTTGCCGTCGTCAAGTTTGTAAACTATATGCTTGAAATCGACTGCTTTAAGAATCGTTGGGATTCAAAAGGACGTGATATGATACGTATTGCGGCTATAATGCATGATTCATTTAAGAGCGGTACTCAGGAAGAATACAAACAAAACAAGTATACCAAACATGAACATCCGATAATCGCCGCTATCAAAGTACGTGAACTTGTAGGCTGTGGCATAATTGATGACAAAGAAATCCTACAGATTTCGGAAATCATGGCATCGCATATGGGGCAATTTAATACCAGTCCTCGTAGTGATGTCGTTCTACCGTTACCCACCAATAAGTCTCAGCACTTACTTCACTTAGCGGACTACTTAGCTTCAAGAAAGGATATTGAAGTTTTGTTTACATAACAAGACGATAATTAAGAAATGATGACACTAATTTCATGGAATCCTGATATTGCATTTTTACAAATGCATAAACTTACCTATGAACAGGTAATCAACCTACAAGTAGGCGAAAGCATTTATTACGTCAATCTTGACGATGATATTTCAGGTATAGTGTATGATGCTAAGGTTGTTGCTAAGACGCCTTATCAACTTATCTTAGAGTGTAGGGCTATTAAGGAGACTATTGAAATGCAGATGCTTTCAACAAGCGATTATGCTCATCTTGAGGGCTTTGCATTTAATGAAGCACGTACACTTTCTAAACAGATACTATATGAAAACTTAATATTTAAAGATGAATTAAGGAGATAACAATGAATCAAACGGAGTTAATACTAATCAAGTTGGAAGTTCGCGACAGCATATTAAGCCATGGCATTCCTGCCGATGTAAAGCGTGGCACTAATACCGAAATTGCCAAATATGTAAGTGAGTTAGTGGCTGATGTTATTAAAGAAAAGGTTATGAAGGGCAGGTGCTGATATGGATATAAAGATTATACTTCAAACCATGACCATAAATATAGCCACCGGACTTCTGATAATCATTATGGCAGGCGGACAGCCTAAGTTAGATGGTTATGCTAAAATGATGGGCATTGATACAAAGTCCAAAGAGTTTAAGACGGAACTCAATCATATGGCAGGAGCAGTGCAAATAGAGAATGGCAACAACGGCGATGAAATAATATTACTTACGGCTTCTGTAATAGAAAACAGGAAACAAAGTAGCAAATGGAAGGGTTCAACGACTGAAGAAGTTGTACTTGCTAAAGAGGGACATTGCTGGCAGTACGCTCCTGTTACACGAGAAGGGTTTAAAACCAAAAAAGCCAGTAAACGTGTAAGATATTTATGTAAGTTTGTATTGATATTTGGTCCGGTATGTCCGTCTAACGTAGTATACCAAGCTCAAGGCACGAACGGAAGCGGCGTATATAAACGTTGCCCTGTTAAAGGACAAAAGGACGAAATTTTTTGTTATGAATGAAAGGACAGTATTATGTTAAAGAGCGTCGTTGTACTTTTAGCGTTTACTATTATATTCATTATAGTTGTCATTATTGAATTACGTTTGGAAGCGGCAGAATACTATTATAATTGCTATAAACGTATGCAATTCTCTTATAATGTAACGGACTTTAAGTGTGCCGGTCTTGGTCATAACATATGTACAAAATGTCCTTATCATAAACGTCATTTAAAAAGCATAAACAAGTTGAAAAATAAGGAGCGAACATGAAAGTTGATATTTTTACCACGGATAAAAAATATGGAATCATATATGCAGACCCGCCTTGGAAACAAAGTAAGGGTGGCAAGAAATCAGTAAGAGCCAATAGTAGTGGCACCGCATTAGATTATCCTGTTTTAGGTACAGATGATATTAAGAAATACCTTCAGGCGGCTGATGCGTTAACCGTAGGAGACAGCGTTTTATTCTTATGGACTATTGATAAATACTTATTTGATGCTGAACTTATTGCCAAATCATTAGGTTACAAACTTCATGCTCGTATGATATGGGATAAAGTTACCGGTATACCGGCAGCCTTTACTGTCAGATATGCACATGAATATCTGCTCTTTATGTATAAGGGCAAACTGTTACCTATTGCCAAAGAAGAACGTGGCAAAATCAGTACTGTCTTTAGAGAGCAGGTCAAAAGGCATAGTCAGAAACCTGAGATTGCTTATCAGATAATAGAAAGATTGTATCCTTATCACGATAAACTTGAACTGTTTGCAAGGAATCAGCGTGAAGGTTGGGATTGTTGGGGTGACGAAGTATGACAAATTGTCCGAACTGTAGTGGCTTATTAAAGCCCGACTCATGCAAATGTGAATTTTGCGGTTCTTATTTCTTTGATTTTTGTGGAATTAATTTTGAAGAACATAAGCCATTTTATATGCACATAAAGACACAACAGGGTGTTGCAACAATGAAAGTGTTACCGGGTATAAGTACATTTGAAGAAACATCGGAGCCTACTTATATCACAGATGCAAAGCATAATACTATAGTGGCAATGCATTATAAGTGTTCAGCCAGTTTGCACATTGATTTTGATTGTTTGCCAATGGATGCTGAGGGTACGTTAGTTAAACTTGATGAGGAGGCTGCAGATGGGAAGATGTAATTGCGATACTTGTGGGTATCATATCAATGGTAAATGTGCTCAAGAAGCCAACATGACAAATGAGGAGTATGAAGATTATTTTATTTTTAAAATCAACTGTCCTCATTACAGTACTGGAGTTAAGGATATTAATACAGTCATCTGTGAATTTATGTCAGATACATTCGGCAAGCCTTGCAAATTGGCAGTCTCCGTTCCGACTAGATGTAATAACGATTGTGCCGATTCAGCACAGGCTTGTTGGATAAGAACATTCTTAGCTATAAAGGAGAAAAACGATGGACAAAATAATACCTGATGATATAATCGATGACTCCTTATGTATTCATACGTCAATCGATTTTAAACAGGGTATCTTAACTTATTGGATAGATGCCGTGTTTTCCTCAGTTGATAATGTTACATATGACATAAACATCGAACACCGTCGAGACAGTTCAATAATGATATGTCGTAAGAACGATAAGCGGTTTAAGTTTTATTTTTCTCCATATGTATCTCAACGGTACTTAAGGTTTGTTTTGCCTGAGTACGCTAAAAGTAAGCCGGCTATCAATCATAAGCTTGAAATTATATCATTTATTAACAAGATTATTCAACACAATCTTGGATGTGAAGAGGTGACAGATGAAAACTTATTTCATTAAAAAGTGGCGTGCTATTGCGATGCTGAAATATATTAAGGCTAATATACATCGTTCTAATATTCTTGAAATAATTGATAAGTATATTGATTTTACAAAAACAGTTGAAGAAGAATTGGAGACGGAACAGAATGAACCGAGACAACAACGAACAAATACAGCAATTACAGAATAGTGGCGTAGAGCTTTATTCTATATCTAAATTAGATAATATTAATAACTGCTTATATGCGTCATATCTTACTTATCGCAAGGGGATTAAGGGTAGTAATAATATCTATGCTATCACGGGAACCAAGATGCATGAGGTGCTTGAGTCTATTGCTAAAGGTGAAGCTACCGAAAAAGACCTTATGCCGGCGATGGAAACAGAGTTGCTTAACGTAGAACTGTTTGGATTTAAATTCCCTACCGAACAAATTCGTGACGGCTGGATACAGGATATGACGCACTTTTGTAATCATTACAAGATGCCTGAGGGCATCTATGACACAGAGCAGTTATTTTTATATAAAACCGATGATGGTCATTATCTTAGGGGCTATATAGACCTTATCGACCATCACTTTGATGGTACGATTGATATTTATGACCATAAGTCCTCAAGTATGTATTCAAGTAAAGCTATTGAAGAACATGCACGGCAACTACTTGTTTACATGCTTGCTAAACAACAGGAGGGCTTTAAGGTCAATAAGGTTGCGTGGCACTTCATGAAGTACGTAAATGCCACTTATAAGAACAAGAAAGGACAATTGACCACCAAGATAATAGAACGGCGTAAAATAGGCTCAGAATTGCTTAAATACGTATCTGAGAAAATCGACATGAATAACCTTGGTAGTGACCTTATATTGAATGAGTTTGTCAAAACGAATGATATTAATGTCCTGCCGAAAGAAGTCCGTAAGGAGTTTACTATTGAGCCGTGCCTTGTTGAGTTTGAGGTAACACAGGAAGCAATTGATGAATGTAAGAAATATATAGCGGACACAATTGCTAAATGGGAATCGCTGAAAGATAAGGATGAAGCAGCGTATCCTCCGCGTTCATTCACTACAACACAAAAGAATGGCAAGGTTGTAGACGATAGTTTCTTTTGTAGTCAACTTTGTGGTCACTTTCAGCGTTGCCAATACATACATGATTACCTGTTAACAGTAAATAATCAAAAAGAAGCAGATGACTTATTTTAGGAGGGCTTATGGGAACTAATAATTATGTACCATATCATGTCCATACATATTATTCTCTACTAGACTCCTGTACATCTCCTGAAGATTATTGCAAACGGGCAGCCGAAGAGGGTATGAAAGCCATTTGCTTTTCCGAACATGGGAATATCTATAATTGGATGAGTAAGTGGAAACTATGCAAACAATATGGGCTTAAATATCTACATGGTATTGAGTGTTATATCACGGCGTCGCATGTCCCAAAGGTCAGGGATAATATGCATACCATTCTGATAGCAAAGAACATGGAAGGCTTTAAAGAAATCAACCGGCTGTACTTTTTATCAAACCAGCCTGACCACTTTTATTATAAGCCAAGGTTATCTATTGAGGAGTTTCTGAATATCAGTGATAACGTTATTAAAATATCAGCCTGTATTCAGTCGCCGCTATGGAAGCTCCATAAAGATTTAGATATTATGGACAAACTGCTTAAGCATTATGATTATTATGAGATACAGTATCATGATTTTGAGGATAATAAGGACTTCACTACATTGCTCTGTTATTATTCAGTTCAATATCATAAGCCGCTTATTGTCGGTACAGATACACACAGCATTGATGATTATAAGGCTGAATGCAGAACAATGCTACAGTATGGTAAGACCGAGGGTGACTGGGGAGCTTCTGAAAACTCCTGCGACCTGACCTTCAAAACATACGACCAACTTGTTGAAGCGTTTATGAAACAAGGTTTTCTACCTAAAGAAACGATTCTTGAAGCTATTGAGAATACAAATGTGATGGCTGATAGCTGCGAAGTATTGGAGTTTGATACACATGACAAGTACCCGTATTTATATGGTGACAAAGATGAAGAAGTTATGTGGGAGACCATTAATCGCAACTACAAACAAAAGATTGACGCCGGTATTATCCCTGATGACAAGGCTTATTTAGACCAAATCAATGAGGAGATGGCAGTATTCAAGAAGGTCAATATGGTCGGCTTTATGTTGTTTATGTCTGAAATGATGACGTGGGCACGAACAAATCATATTGCAACGGGATTCTCAAGAGGTTCAGTATCAGGTTCTGTGGTAGCGTTTGTTACAAACATCACTGATGTTGACCCGATTAAATGGCATACGATATTTTCTCGATTCTGTAATGAACACAGGGTCGAAGCTGGAGATTAACAATGTGTCATAGTCTCCCTACATGGTGACATGTAGTAAAAAAGTCTGTGAACCTATAAGTATGTAGGGTGTCAAGATGACAATTAAGGAACTGTAGGAAATGACAGCTAGCATCTTGGCTAACAGGGGAAGCCTGAAAAGGTAATCCTGTGGTAAGTTAGATAAGTTATGAAAGGACAGCACGATGGGATTTGAAGAGATTCGGGAACGATGGCATGTTATTGATGGATTTGAGAACTACGCCGTAACTGAGAGCGGTAAGGTGTATAGTATCAATCCTTATCATCGTGGCGACAAACTGCGTGAAATCTCAAAGCGTGGGATTTATGATTCCAAACGTTATTTATCTGTTTCTTGTTGCAAGGACAATAAAGAATATTATCTGCAGATACATAGACTGGTTGGGAAGTATTTCCTTGACGGTTACTTTGATGGAGCAGAAATTGACCATAAAGACAATGATAAACATAACAACCATTATACAAATCTTGAATGGGTAACACATCGTGAGAATATGCGTCGTTCATTTATAAGAATGAGTCCGGTGAGGAATTTTAAATTGTGGAGTCTTGTATCTCCTGAGGGTCTTGTTTCTCCTGCCTTAAAAGGACATGGCGAAATAGTGCAGTATATACAAGTTAATAATTTAGATATTTCAATCTCAATGTTAGAGAAGCACAAAGTTCATCACGGATACAAACTCATTAACTTATCTAAAAACTGCAACGACTAATTGTAGGGTACAAGCATGGTGAAAGTCCAAACCCGAAGCGCAGACCTCTCGTTAAGACGAGATGAAGAGATAGTCTACTTCCCTTATGCGAATAAGAGTATAAAGGATTGACACAGATTGGTACGATGATGATAGAGGAAAGATTTATAATTACATAACAAACCGATTCGGCACTGAAAAAACGGCTTTTATTCTTTTGTTAGGAACCTTAGCAGATAAGAATACTATTGATACCATTATACGTGGCATACGTAAGATGAAGCCAAATTGTAAATATACCGATGAGGATGCGGCTTATATTAAAGATTTATTTGGAAAAGATGAACAGGCTGCACGCAAAAAATATGCTGATGTATTTTACTATTACGATGGTTTAATCAATACGCCGGTATCGCAATCGCAACATCCTGCAGGTATTGTTGCAAGTCCCATAAATCTAATTGAAGCCTGTGGAATGTTTTTAGGAACAGACAAACAACAGATACTTCCACTTGATATGGAAGATTGTCATAGCATGGGTCTTATCAAGTATGATATTCTTGGACTTAAGACTATTGGAGTTATTGATAAAATCTGTAAAATGATAGGAAAACACTTTCCTTCAGCACATGAAATCAATTTTGATGACCAAGCGGTTTATGATGATATGAATGATAATCCTTCAACGATATTTCAGTTTGAATCTTCTTATGCAGGTGGTTGTTTTAAGAAGATGGGCTGTCATAGCATTGATGATATTACGTTAGTTAATGCGGCTTTACGTCCGGGCGGAGCATCGTATCGTGATAGATTGTTTAATCATGAAATCAATGATAATGGGTCTAAAATTATCAATGATATTTTACAGGAGAGTTATGGATTTTTGTGCTATCAGGAGGAAATTACGGCTTTCCTGCAATACGTTTGCGGGTTCAGCGGTTCCGATGCAGACTCAATAAGACGTGCCATAGGTAAAAAGGACGCAGCGAAGATAGAAAAGGCTCTTCCTCAAATCCTTGAAGGCTATTGTTCTAAATCAGATAAACCACGAGAAGTTGCAGAACAAGAAGCAAAGAACTTTTTAAAAGTTATTGAAGATGCTAGCGAATATATGTTCAATAAAAATCATGCTGTTGGTTATAGCTTATTGTCATATCTTTGCGGTTATTATCGACACTATTATCCTGTTGAATATTGTACTGCTTATATCTTATGTGCTAAAAATCAAGATGACTTTTTAGCCGGCAGAGCGTTGGCTAATTATATGAACATCAAAATTATGGATATTCAGTTCCGTTATGCTTCATGGGATTATCGTCCTGACGCTAAGAATCGGACTATCTACAAGGGATTGCTTGGCGTTAAGTACATGAATAAAAAAGCGGCTGAAGCATTATACTCATTAAGGAATGTTCAATTTGAAGATTTTGTTGACCTATTGTTCCAAGCTCAACAGAAGAAAGTTGATGCAAGACAGTTAAGCATCTTGATTCAATTGAATTTCTTTAAGGAGTTTGGCGGTATCAGTTACCTGTTAAAAATACTGGAAGTTTATAAGAAGTATAAGGATAGGAAACAGGCTGCTACAATCATACGTAATGAGATACAAAACTTTAGGTCACGACAAGCTACTGATATTGAAGCAATCGAATATGAGTTCGATGCTATAGGAACATTAAGCCGTGTTTGTCCTGAAATGCCTAAGAGTTATTACTTTATCGTTGGTAAAAAGGGCAGAGCAGGACAGCTATATCAGATGCCGACTGGAAAAATTTACAATATCAAATTCACTAAGAAAGAATTGTTTGATGTGGGTATGCTGATTAAAGTTACCTCTGTTAAACAGGATAAACGATGGTATAAAGATGAGAATGGCAAGTGGCAACAAAGAAAAGGTGAAAATGAAAATGAATTTGAACCTGTCATTCATGAATTTTCCGTACTAAACGGCAAACAAGACGAAAATTAAGATTGACAAATCGTATTGTCCTATGTTATATTTAAAATGCGTAGGACATATGGCAGTGGAAGTGCCCGTCTTTCTCCTTTATATCGAACAGGCACGAATTAAGACAGAACCCATTTCACGGGCACTTCCAATTTGAATGGAGGTCATATGCAAATCGGAGATACATGTTATTTCTGCAACGTGGTTCCACAATGCGGAATATATGAATGTGAAGAACTAAAGATAAGAACGGTTACCGATAGATATTATGTCGGTGTCAACATTAAAACAAAACAAGCCACTGTATTTACTGAAGATATGATTGATACATATGTATTTGTTCATCGGATAGATGCAGTGCAAGCACTAAGAGATTACGAGGAGAAAAAGAATGGACGTGGAAGTATCACCCAAGTACAAGGGCAAGAACCCGAAGTCTAAAAATGAACTGGCAATGACACCTTCGCAATACAAGGTTACAGAGTTCATTGAAATGATGACTGCAAAACTAACCGGAGCCGAAGCTATAAATACTGCAAACGCACTACAGTGTTTATGCGATTGGACTCAGAACGGCGGATATAAATCATTAGCGAAGAGTAGATGGTATATCAATAGATTGATTAAACATCTACAGACACAAAAGGATGACAAGGAGACAAAAGAATAAGACAAAAACGACAGAAACAACATAGGGCGGACAACTTAAGGTCAAGAACATCGAAGGATATTATGTTAGTATCTGTCGTTTTTTATACCCTCAGGAGGATACATGATGTGTCTTAATAATGGCGATTGTGCAACGTGTTCTAATGCTGTTGCAATTATTAAATATTCATGCGGTGGCGATGATACAAAATGCGATTATCGATGTGGAGCCTGTAAAGACCATATTGAGATTGTAGTTCAATATATCTGCAAGGATAATTTAAAAACAAAGAGGAAAAAGAAATGATAACTTGTGATGAAAATTGCAGTACATGTCTTTATGCTGACTCTAAGTATGAATATGTATGCACCGCTATTCCTAAAGGGCAAGCAACCTGTGGAACAACCTGTGAATATTGTACTTATGGAACACGTAGAATCAAAGAATACTATTGCAAATTAAAACATACTATAATAAGGGTGAGATAATGTACGAAGCGGCTTATAAACATATATACAGTACTTTTGTTCAGCGATTAATCACTACATCAAAAAGCAATGAATGGAAGCAGGGCGTGAATGAGGTATTGACCGAGATGGAAAAAGTAATACCCGAAATAAAAGTAATCAGAGAAGACCTTGAAACATGGACGGAGGATTTAAAACATGGAAATTAAAGATAGTGGAGACAGAAGAGAGTTTGCCGGCGGAGGTGTTCGTGATATGGCAGAGGGCAAGGGCGCCTGTCATTTACTGCCATTAGATATTGTTGCCGGTGTCTATGAATATGTTGATAAAACAGGAAAAGATAATATTATATTTAACCCTGCTAAGGTTTTAAATAATATCAATGAGTTTATTAGACGTGGATGCACTAAGGGTATTTATGATAACATCGCAGCTTTTGCTTATTGGCATTATCAAACACTTGAAACAGCTATGCTTGAAGTTGCAATTCACTATGAAATGGGAGCAAAAAAGTATGAACCCCGAAACTGGGAGAGGATTATGGAGACCGATACTTTTGTTGATTCAGCCACAAGACACTTCTTTAAGTTCATGCGTGGGGACGATGACGAACCGCATGACAGAGCATTTTTATGGAATCTATTAGGTTTATTATGGACAGTAAAACAACTTGCAAAGAAGGACATCGCCAATGACTTACAAACAGGCTTATTTGACACTATACGGCAAAATGCAGCAATGGTTACAGGACAGTCGAAGTCCCGTCTCGAAAAATAATTCTTTGAAGCAGGACTACTCATTATCGCGTTGTGTTAATATGGCACGCATGTTGTTAGGACAAATAGAGGAAGAGACTAATGAATGAAATATTAAATGATTTTATTATGGGCAAACAGGATTTAAAAACCACAGAAGATATGATTATTCAAACATTAGAGGATATGGCAATACATCTTAAGTCTTGTCCGTTTTGCGGTGGAGATGCAAAACTAATCAAGAAACATGAGTGTATAGACATGCAATTCGACGATGACCATGATTATGCACATGTTGAATGCTCCAAGTGCGGCTCAAGAGGTACAAGATTTGAGGCTCGTAATGCAAGGTATCATTCAGATACTTGCAAAGCAGAACTCGAAGAAATTAAACATAAAGCTATCGAAGCATGGAATAGGAGAATTACAGCGTGATTACAGCACAAGAAGCAAATCTTAAAACACGTAACAAAACAATTATTAAGGAAATAGAGTCTCTAATAGAAACTCTTATTGATAATGGTATTGATAATGGATTATATAACTGTACTTTTAATTTTGATTTAGATACTCCCATTGAAATACAAGCCTATATTATTCAAAAGTTACGAGACCTTGGCTATGAAGTATCTACACCAGTTACGCGTACCATAATTATTGAATGGTTAATCAGGGAGATGGCAAAAAAATGAGAATATTATTTAAAAACAAACATAATGAGTATACTTTAATTGAAACAGATAGTGTAGGAGTATCAAAAGGTTATTTTTATTTTTCACATGAATATTTAGTTGCCCAAGAAACATCGATTTATACACGTGCAGATTTTCGTTTCAAACTTTCAAGCGATGAAGTTGGAAAATCTATTTTATATACACTTTTAGATGGGAAATGGCTTAATTTGGAAGATGAGTCGCTTGAAATTTATGATGTTGATAAGCGTGAATATATAGAATATTAAATATATATTTGAGGAAGGAAATTAGATGCCTATGCAAAGACCTGAAGAAATAGATAAAGCCATAGCAGGATTACAAGACTTTGATACGGTGTCTTGGTATCAAGATTGGTTTAATGCTGTATACGTTTACATTGAAAACCTTGAAACAAAAGGACAATGCCTTAACGAAATTTTGGAGTATATGAACGACTCTACTGTAACATGGAGAGATATTAGCGATGATATTATCAACAATATATTAAAAAAATACAATTTCAAATAATATTAAACTTTTATAGGAGAATATATGTTGTTTAGAGAAGATGGAAAGATAATGTTTAAGGCGCATTGTTTAAAAAGTTATGACCGTCCTTTAAAACCATACAAAGAATTTATTGAAGCATCGTCTGAAGAGGAAGCGGTCAAAGAGTTATTAAAAAAATATATTGCAGTTCCAATTATTAGACCAGAAACACATATTTTTATTGATAGGTGGGAACGTAAAAATGGACAATAGAGATATTTTAACAAAATATTTTACAGATGATAATATTAAAAACATCTGGGGAACCATGTATGGTGGGAAGGACCCTGAAACTGAATGTATTATCAGTATCGCTAAAAATGCTTTAGAACTTACTCGTGATGCAGATGAATTTATTTATATTTGGGGATACCCGGGACCCGATGCCAACCTTTATAAGTTCTCAGATTATGGCATAACATGGGCTTTTACAAGAGAAGAATTGTCTCAATACAAAACTTACGAAGAAAAGCACTATAAGGGAGAATAACGACTTAGCCCCTTCACCAAATGGCAAGGTACAGGATTTTGATTCCTGCATGTACTGGTTCGAATCCAGTAGGGGCTGTGCAGATAACTAAGATATTGTTATCTACATCATAGTCAGTGAGAAACAGACTATAAACAATTCTCGTCGTTACAACGGCACGAATATATATTGAGAGAGGGTGCTTGTAGATATATATTTTTGGAGAGGTTTCGAGAACCACCGTTATTCCTCTATAAAAAAAGCGGAACGAGGGGCATCCTATTCAGGTGGTGGAATGGGTAGACACAAATACAAATTCACGAAGATTTCAGCAGTTAACGGTTGGCGGTCATGCGAGGGTTGAGACTACGTGCCGAAAAAGCGGAACCAGTTGGAGAACATATACTCAAATCGTGAAGAAAAAGACCGTATGTAAGGTTCGAATCCTTACCCTGAATATATTTTTAGAGGCGAAGCGTATGAATAAAGAAAATAAAAGCATTGGAAAATGGATACCTCATTGGGTAAATAGTGATTATTTTAATAATGAGAATCTTTTATATTTTTTAGTGTCGCATGGATGTTATTGTTCATTATGCGGATATTGGCATAAATGTGACCCATATCCAAAGTTCTGTCCTAAATGTAAGGCGGAATTAAAAGAACCATTTTAGGAGACAATATGATAATACAAACTATTGATGGAAGAATCTTATATGTTGATATGTATGGACATATTTTGGCTGAATATTCAGATGGACAATGGTATGCATATATATTAACCCAATAAACAATTTTAGGAGAAAAAATGGGCAAAAATAAACCACGTAAATTCCCAAATAAGAAACAAAACAATTATGTTTATCCGTGTCCATATTATGAAAATATTAATGGCAATTATTATTGTGAAGGCGGGGAAACAAATTCAGCTAGGATATGCAAAGGTAATCAACATAATTGTATAAAAACTTTATATCATCGTCTTGCAAGCAGAAGTGATAAATGGGGGAATGTTTAATGAAATTATTAAAATCAGGTTTGGTGTCCAAGGATGGCATACATTTTAATTGCAACTATTGTCGATGTGAATTTCTTATTGAAGACAGGAATGATTGGACAATTCAATGGTTAAAAGACTTGGCAAATAACCCACCTAAAAAAGTGGCTGAATATTATGTGCGATGTCCAGAATGCCATACAGAACATTGTATCGGCTGCAACCCCAATAAGATTACTCACAATTTGATAACTCCTTTTCAAATTATGTTTGATAGGGAAGATTGGGATGAAAGATACGATATGGAGACCGAATTAGGAATTATCGAATAACCAAACAATATGAGAATTAAGAGGTGATGTATATCGACAAATTGTTGCAGTTTGCTCAGGAGCATGGTATGATAGACCTTGCTCTCATACAGCAAGAATACGACAAGATGAAACGACAACAAATTCTTGAAGGTCAGAAGATATGGCAAGCCTCAGACGGACGATGGAAAACTTATATTGAAGTTGCCGGTAAGAGGAAATTGATAGCCAAGAGTGACAGGGCAACTCTTGAAGCCACTATCTTCAAAATGCTGAAAGACCCTATACTTACATTCAAAGAATGCTTTGACTGTTGGATTAAGGACAAGCTTGATTACGGAGAAATCCAACGTCAAACCTATGACCGATACACGGCAGATTTTAAACGTTATATCCACAACACTGAACTTGAACATCTTAATATCAAAAATATCAACGAACTCTTTCTTGAACAATTTATTAAACAGCAGATTTCCAATAATAAATTGACCGCTAAGAACTGGGGTAACATGCGTATTATAATCAACGGCACCATGATATATGCCCATAAACACGGCTACACTGATTTTCGAATCAGTTTATTTATGTCGGAACTGCAATTATCAAACAAAATGTTTGAGCGAAAAATCGTTAAGGATAAAGAACAAGTGTTTGATAAAAATGAAGAAGATAAGATAAAGCAGTATGTAACCGACAATCCGTCCATGCTTGGACTTGGTGTGGTGCTAGCCTTCCATACAGGTCTCAGGATTGGCGAAGTGGCTGCTCTTAAATGGGATGATTGGAAAGATGATATTCTGATAGTTCAACGTACTGAAATCAAATATAAGAATGATAAAGGTGAATGGATAGAAGAGGTAAGAAACTTCACGAAGGGCAGAGATGGTATTAGAGAAGTCGTCCTGACAGAGGAAGCAAAGAGGGTACTGTATCAACTTTATTCTTACACTGGACCGCAACACGATTATATTTTTATGCGTGACAATCAACGGATTAAAGCCGCATGGCTGTCAAATAAAATCGAATCGATATGCCGATGTATCAATATTCCGCATCGTAGTTTTCATAAAATACGAAAGACATATGCTACTACGTTAATAGACGCCGGCGTAGGTGAGAATGTCATTATAAACCAGATGGGTCATACTGAAATCCTCACCACCAAAAGATTTTACTATTATAATAAGGAAGAGATTGCCGACATCAAAACCCAACTTGATAAAGTGTAATCAAGTGTAAATGCATCAAACCCTTGTATTTTCAAGGATTTATGCGAATCAGATACGATTCGAATCCCATTAGGTGCGTTAAAAACCCTTGAAATATGGGGCTGTTCGAAATCGCATATTGTTACTGTAATCAAAATGTAACCAAGGAGAGACGCTGTATGAGAGCATCACTTGGTTTTGGCTTTTAACTTAGTCTTATTATCTTTTACCATTAAATTCTTACAACCCTTTTCTGTTACATACAGATAATATTTTTCTATATCACTTTTCTTTTCAAAAGTGTTACTGGTTATTATAACAGTATCAACACAACTATTATCAATATAGATTCCCGTACACTTGTTTTCTCCCAAAGAGCCAGTACAAAGATTATTATAAAAATAAATACCCTCGCATTGTCCGTCTTTTATTTGCGGGAAAGTTTTCTCTCCTAATAAATCATAGGAAAAATCCTTGTTGTATATCCTTGCCACACGTCCATATTGATTAAAAATATTATCATGTACTTCAACATCGGTCATACCTATTAACGATAAACATGACTGACTTCCAGTACATGTGAAGGTGTTGTTCTTTATCTCAATATCACGATGTGTTCTACCTCCGATAATCTGCGAATGTGTACCGATACAAGCCGTAGGATAATCACGACTTGATGATTTATCGAACTTACATTCTGAAATAACAATACCCTGACACATTGTACCATCATAACATTTTGATTTCTTTGAACTTCCTTCTTTCCAAAACCCACCGGCATATGCAGCATCTATCTGTATCATTTCTTTATACGGTACTTCTGTATTACAACCTAAGAAATTACAGCATAAAATAACTACATCTTTTGAACTGTTAATTTCAACCGCATGACATCTTGTATCTAAAAATGTACAATTTAAAATAGCAACCTGATGACTATGAAAGAAGGTCAGCAAATTATCCGGCGAATACTTTCCCATACCCTCAAAGATACCATCATTGATAGTTATATTACCATCGCCATTATATCCCTTGGTTGATGTTTTACAGTTATTTAAAAAGATACTCTGTATATTAGCACATCGTCTTAAACGGGCACCATTCATATTAAGCACAGAATTAGCCTTTAATATCAATTGCTTTGTAATATTATAAGTGCCTTTCTGCCATGCAATTGTACCACCTTTATTTAACTTCTGCTGTATGGTGGTCATTGAGTCGCTTGTATATATCATATATATCACCTGTTAATATATTGTTGTTTTCGATTTTCTTTGATTGCTATAAGCCGTTGCAGTTTTTGCGTATAAATATCATCTGCCGATAATCGCCGTAATGATACAAGCAGATATATCGGCAGATGATAAGGAATACGCCTATGAATAACCATATCAATCAGATACTTAGCAGTCTTAAAATTTCTTATGTGGGTATGCCCATCTTTAAACTGCTTATCTTTATTGATTACGATAAATTCAGCATCTGCACGAATTATAACAAAGTTCTCTTTACTGTAAATTTGATTCATTGTTATTATCGTTATGAGTCTTATTATAATTAAGTGTTGAAATACCTAATAATGCTCCTAAAAAGCAGTCTATAGCAGTTATAGTACCAACTATCTGTTCACCATAAGGCAAACCCCAAATTGTCGCTAATGCGAAATAAAGAGTACCTAAAGCGGGTAAAACAACCTGAGCTATAAATTTAAGTAAATCATAAATGTGATTTGAGAATTTCATCTGTCATCCCTACCTTTCCCTTTTAATAAAAGTAAATACCATGCTGCTAATAGCAAATAAAGTAAGATTCCTAAAATCCATTTCAACATCTCATATGCACCACCCCTACTTTCTTAAAGAATCCTACTAACATATCGTCAGATGTTGCATCATTATAATGATTAACCATCTCCGGCGAATCCCAACCGACAAATTCCTGAACAATATTCTCAGGGACGCCAGCCTTCAAAAACTGCGTTGTGGCATAATGTCTGATACTATGCCAATAAAAATCCTTGCCTATCATAGTTGTCAATTGGGCAGCCCAATAATCCATTGAATCTACGGTAATATGTTCAGCCGGATTTGCAGTTTTAGGGAATAACCATATACTGTCAATACCCTTTGCCTTTCTATCATCCAACCACAGCTTCAAATACGGGTCAAATGGCTCCTTTAATATATACAGGTATATTTGTTTACCCTTGGAACCTTTTCCTTTAGTTATGACCTTTTCAGGCGTCTTATAGAAGATGTTTTCCAATACACACTCTGGTGTAAAGTATGATACCTTAAAACGTGTAATCTCTGCTTTACGTCGAGCAGAGTTCATAGCAAGGCTTAACGCACATGCTATTTCATATTGTTTCTTTTCTACCAAAGTATCTAATATTGATTGTAGTTCCTCCGGTTCAAAAACGGTTTTATCACGCACTAATACTTTAATAGGATTTTTAATCTTATTAATAATCGGACGAAAATCTTTAAATTCTTCTTCTTCATCAAGAATGTCTTCAATAAAACTTGATAATGAAGACAAGGTTGACTTCACACGACGTAATCTGTTTGGACTCCATTCCCATTCAGACAACGCTTTACCTTGAAACTTTGTTAAATCTTTCTTTGAAATTTCAGTAAATGGCTTATTATCATTATCCGTTACATTCCAACAAAAGAAGAAGTTTAAGTCATACTTATACTGTTCAATCGTTGTCTTTGCCTTATCTGTAGATTGTAGATATTCAAGAAATGATGTAATTAAATAAGCATTTTGTCTATGAAACTTTGCAATTAATTCAGGTTTCGTAATAAAGTTGAGTTTTGTTTGTCTTGACATCCTTGTTCTCCTTTCCAAATACTTAGCCACCTTTGACGAGTAGCCGTATAAGTATCTTCACTTTTAAAATCCTTTGGTATCCTTGTTATAATCTCTTGTAAATTTGTTATCCTCGTTATGTCCAATGGTACACGATAACCATTAATGCCATTCTTAACTACATCACGGAATATCGGTATATCACATACAATCACCGGCGTACCAATCATCAATGCTTCATGTACTGCCCGACAATATCCTTCAGACTCTGATAATTGAATCAAATAATCCGCATCAGAGATACGTTGATATAAATCTTCCTGAGAAATCTGTTGATAACAATGAATCATATTATAATGATACATACTTGTATCACAATAATTATCCCAAACAAAATCCACATTCATCTTACATAATATCTCACATAGCTGCTGCATACGCTGGCTGCCCTTTTTAGGCTGTATACGGGTACAGCTTATCAATCGTAACTTCTGATGCGATTGTTTTGGTTTTAACTTTGGTACTGGCACCAACAAGCCCTCGACATAACTACATGGTAATCCAAATCTTTTTGTAAAATTCTCTGCCGCATAACGTGATACTGCTATATAGTTTTCATTAATACAAAAAGAAGGTGGAACTTTATAATCAATCCCACCATAATCACAATGCAATATTGTATATGCCTGCTTACATTTCACATTCTTTGGTGCAGGTTTCCAATTATATGAGTTAATAAATATGTCAGTTACATAGGTTGCTGTCTTATCATAAAACTGAAAGTCATCAAACTGGTACATGAACCGCCTTGATTGGTCATCGGTCATGATTGTTATCTCATAATCATCTTTAAATGCATTATAGAATGACAACAACCACGTATAAATCCCGTTAATCCATTTAAGATTTTCAACGTACAATAAAATCTCTTTCATTCATCATTCCTTTTATTTCTTCACGTAATTGTTGTATATCCTCTTTGATTGTTTCGTCTTTGATTTCCATATAAGTCCGATACATAGTATACAACAACAAACCCTTTTCATTTCTTATTAACTCCGCATCTTGAACTATTTCTTCAAGAAACTGCAATCGTGCCTGATGAGCCAAAATTAAATCCTTTGTTTTATATAGATTACGTCCGGCTATTTGTCCACCAAACCGATAATAATATGTAATCATCGGTAGGAGAGCAATACTTTCTGCTTTCCATACTAACTTATGAGTAGTGAACGTATCGTTATGTGTTAGTCCAGTTGGGAATTTTATATCATTAAATAACTTACGCCGATATAATTTATTCCATACTGTATTAAAAGTCACATTAAAAGCCCTAAATGGGAATCCACATATCTCCATCAACACTTGACGCTTGTCAAATATAATAGGCTTATCAGAACCTGAACCTAAGTTAACATCTGCCTTTTGTGTATATCTACCTACAGCAATATCAGCATTGGTATCTATCAGTGTTCGCATTAGTAATTCCAACGTCCGGCGATAGATATAATCGTCCGCATCCATAAAATATAGATACTCTCCTCGTGCATATAATAAAGCAATATTCTGTGCTTCCGCTTGCCCAACATTATGGTCGAGGGTGATTTGTTCCACACCCTCAAACTCATAATGCCGTTGACTACCATCATCAACAAGGAGAAACTGTATTTTAGAAAATGTCTGATTTAATACTGAATCCACAGCTTGCTTAAGCTGGTCATATGGAGTATTATAATATGTCATAATTACAGTAATCATAATATATCCTGTCCAATATATAACTTACGCATCTTACATCTGTTTATATACAAACGGCAAAACCATTCAGCATATGTATTGCTATTTAAACAAACAAAAGGGATAGGTTCAGTTGAGGTGTTAAATTCTTGATGGGTTGCCTCTGAACCATCAATGTAGATTGTGATTTTTGATATTAATCCGTTAGTCAATTCAACCTTAAATCGTACGGTATGCCACTCATTATAACTCATCGATAATGCTGTATTGCCTATACTATACGTATGTCTTTCGAGAGCTTCGCTGGCTTCTTCTATTTCAATATATGGAGGATAGCTTCCCGCCGGATAAAATCCAAACATAAATACTTGACGGTCAACTGTATGTAAACTACCATAGCGGTCTTCGTATGTAAATGGAGTAAAGAATCCAAGTTCTATATTATCCAAAGTATAAAAATTTACTTCCATATCAATATAGAATGTACATGTAGTAGGTATGATTCGATTGTTTATGTTAGCATAATCATACAACCAACCAAGGTATGCATTGTCATTTTCACCTGTATCTAATACACCATTTGATAATGTCCATGTAGGTTCGTCATACATACAATCAAACATTTGACCTTGAAGAGCAGTGCGAGGCTCCATAGCAGAACTATCAATTGTAAATGAACAAGTTCTTGAACTATCATATCGAACACTATCTCTGCCGTCAATTGAGAAGTCTGCATTGAAGAAATTACCATCCCAAACAGGAGGAGCATCAAGAGGTCTAAGATATGTTATCCTTGCATATCCATTACCGGCTTTAGGCTTTTTTTCGATTGCTGCGACTGAATGATTTGATTTAGGTATTGTATAAGCATCTTCAGTAGTTACCTTTGCAACACCATATCCATACATCTTCTTATTAGTCAAGAGAGTGTTACCTATATATCCACTACCTGCACCTGCAGGACTGACACCCTCTTCAGCACCATAACCGCCATATAAACCGCCACCACCACCGGGAGCGGCTCCTTGTCCAAAAGCATACCCTGTTGATTGTGTTCCTGATTTACCTGTAATGGTCTGTCCACCATACTGAGGATTACTACCTGCGGCTCCACCACCACTAGCAGCATAACTACCTAACGGAACAGTATCAACCAAATTTCTAACATTAGATTCCAGTTGCAATACAACCTTTGTTGCGTCAGTAGTATCTACAGCTTCGCCATCATTAATATCTGCAAGAGTACTTAACGATAAAATCCCATTTTTACCGGATATTGCCGGAACACTTGACCACTGATAAGTCACGGGTAAACTACCATTTATATACAAATTGAGTTCGGCACTTGTTAAAAAAACTGCGCCATAATCATATAAATCATATTTCTTGTATCGATAGTCTATACTATCTTTATTTGTAATGTAAGTAAATAAAGATTGTAAATTTGATGTACCCGTTAATGTTAAATTATGGTCATTACCATAATAATAGTTATATACAGGTGTACCGACAAAACCGCTAAATATTTGCAAATATAAGCCGGTGTTATTTCCGGTTGTTTGTATAAATTCTTCATTTGCAATATATAAATCGGTAATACCCGACGGAATATTAAACGCTGACACTATATAATAGCAAGTTCGATTATTGCCATAATCGGGCGCAATAATACAAGCATTATATCCTAAAGCGTTTACATTTGCTAAAACTTGAGCAAAAGTTCTGTAAGTGTCCGCACTCGGTGCGGGGTTGCGACCATTTTCAAAAGGATACTCGTTTGTATCGTCTAAAGGTTGTAACCTTGCATATGCCATTTAATACACTTCCTTTCTACGGTAAAACCGTTATTTTATACTATGCCTGCTTGTAACCAATTGTAAATCAAGGACATTTGTTCAGCAGTCGGCTCTTCTTGATTATACAAATAATGGGTGCTGGGCAAGCCTTGGTTAATCAAAATATTAGTAACTGTACTTGGGAGATAAATTCCTATATATCCACCCATACCAGTATCAGAGGAATTTTGGTCACCAAACGTATAATAATATGTTATCCCACTTTTAGTTTTTTCCGTATAAGGATTGGAGTAGATACTAGTTATAGACCAACCATCGGCGTATATAAATTTCTTAGAAGACTGATAATCATTTATACCCCTATCGGCAGCTATGATACTTTGCCAGTTTTCACTAACTTCTAAATAATCTTTATCACACAAATGAATAGTATCAGAGGAAACATTAAATCCTATAACTTCAACACCTTGATACCCAGACTCACATCTTGTATAAAATGCATTATAATTATAATTGCCAATAATATCTAAAATCTGTGTTACAGTTCTAGATGTTGATTGACTTTGTGTGTATCCTCTTATAGGAATTTGTTCACCAAGATTAGTGAATATTTTAACACTCATTTAATCGTCCTCCTTAATATTCATCAACATATACAAATGAGGGTTTTGCAACTTGGTTTGTAGCATCAATTAAAAATCCAACGTTGATTTTGTTTATATCCGCAATTGTAGTACCAACGGGAGAATCAAAAGAATAAATGGCTGTAGAACCCGAATAAAGTGTAAAGGTTATTTTGCTATTAGCCACTTTGACAGTCATTTTGTTATTATCTCCTGACCATAATATATCAATCTCGCTACCATCCCACGCACTACTATCTATTGCAAGTCCACTACCACCACCACCAGCTACGATTAAAACATCGCTTAAGTGTGACGATAATTCTGAAAGAAGTCCCGTTCTTGTAGCTATATGTGTTGCTCCACCACCAAAGGATGAAACAAGATATTCAGTTCCTGTAATTGCTAAATAAGCATTATGTAGGTCATTAGTATCTCCCTCAGATATTAAATGCTCCACATAAAACCTAGTTTGGCTTGACGAATGATAACATATAAAAATCTGCCCTTGTTCCGTTTCATCATCAACAGCAAACGCAAGTCCAGTAAAATAATTTGTTTGCCAAATGGCAGTATTGGCTATTTGGTTCCACTCTACACCTTGATTCATACGATATGCTTTAACACGAAGTGAACCGCTATTATTATTCAAATAATCAAGTTTTAAAGCATCTTTATTAAAAAATGTAAACCAATCAGATACCGTTCCATAATCATATAGATTTTTACCTTCAGTGTACATTTTCGAGCTACTTTCTGCCTGATAAAATAATGACGTAACATTATTCAAAATGGTATTTGTAAATCCATCGCCCTTAATTGTTGCCTGCCTTACCGACATTTTGTTCAACTCCTTTTTTAAAAAAAATAGGGCAGCGAATTAACACTGCCCGCAATATTAAATCTCTTCGCCGTCAACATATATAGTATCATATTTATTTTTAGGGGTATAGTAAACTAAAGGCATAGCTGCCGCACCCGAATATGCCTGTCCGACATAAGATGTTCCATCTGTTGTCGTATACATATTGGAAAATGTAGCATAATATTGTTGCTGTACAAGACTCGTTCCGTCATCAGATAATTTAAATCTAAAATACTCTTTAAATTTATTCGGAAAGTTCCAACAAGTATAATATGTTCCTGATGCAGGGTCTTGTATTCCATCGTTATCCCAAAGTTTTAATCCGTTTCCAAGTGCAAATTCGTCAGAGCGGAAAGCTGCCACAAGGTATCCTCGAATATCTTTCGCACCATTAAACAACAAAAATGAATCATATACATTACTACCCGTTGCCGCTACAAGCATTTGTGCTATTTGACTTATTGTAACTTCTGCTCCTGCCTGATTGCTGACTTGCTCTATCGGGAATTTGGTATTAGGAGATGGTAATAAATATGGATGTGCCACTGGAGGGGCAACTCTATCTCCACCACCATTATAACCATTCTGACCACCAACAGCAATATAAAGAACATCGCCCTCATGAAGTTCAACTTCACCCGTACAGTATCCGCCATATCCGCCATCATAAGTGTTAATAGTTCCTCCTTGGGCACCCCAAACTTCAAGCTGATATACACCACTAACAGGAACAGTCCACGATTGGACAGTGCCTGTATAATTAAATTCATATGAACCTGAGCGTGAAATTACATAGGTATTGCTTTCCTTTGATGTATCATCAACTAGAGCAAATATCTTTACATATACATCACCTATCGGAATATCAGATATTTCTGCAATCTGAGAAGTATAAGCTTGTATTGTAAAGTTTCTTTGACGATATGCTAATATACCATCGTCCTCATCTTCAGGTTCTGACCCTAACTTATAAACAATTTTAAGGTCATTATAGAAGCCGGGGAATAAGCTATAATTTACACTGCCCAAAGTATCTTCCACAATAATGCTGTCAATATAAGGAGCATCACCTGTATTAATAGCATCCATATCGCTTGACAGTTTATGTTCTGATGTAACTGCATATACAGTATAATAATATTTACCCTTAGACTGATACTTAATGGTATTATCAACATAAGGAGTACTTTTATACTTATCACGATTTGATTCTCCACTATATTCAGTTAAGATTGTACCATCAGTAATAAAAGTATCTCCTTCATAATATGATTCTGCAGGAGAGCCAGCTTTACGAACCACAATAGTTCTTTCCCAAAGAGCAAATAATTCATCGGCGGGGTCATCCCACTGTACTGTTGTTACCTGCTCATCGTCATCATAATTAACTGCCAAATTGTAAGGAGCATCCAATGTATCCTGTTTGGGCTTTGCATTTGTGGCATACACAAAAACATCAATTGTTTCTGAAGGTGCAGTACCTAAATACTTAAATTTTAATTTATTCTTTGCCTTTTTAATACACACAATACCAGCATTATAGTAATCTACTGCACTTGCGTAGGCAGGAGTGATATATAAGCATTGTTTTTCTTTTGTACCCTCATCATTATCTTTCGTAATACCAATAACATCTATTACTTGACATTGTTCATTATCCCAATCATTAGGGTCAAGAGCAATCTTAACATACTCCGTACCTAACAAAATGTTATCCATATAGACACGTTTAAAATATCCAAACTTCCAAGGAAATTTATGTGAACCAATATTACATTCACCGGTTTGGTCATTTGATGCACCGTGCCCATCATCTTTTGAGTCGCTTGCTAAAAGGTTTCTGCTTCGAGTTAATGATACATAATAACGTTTACCATTCTGTCCGGCGATAGGGGCACTACGCAATTTCCACGCATTATGTGCATGGTCAAGAGCATAACTGTTATCATCAGCCGTAATAACAGGATACCCTCCGACATAACCCGCATCAGCATAAATCGTACCTTTAATACGAAGTTCTCCCGTTGTACCATCAGAATATAAAGCTGGTGTTCTTATAAGACCATTGATAAGATTAAACAAGCTACCTGAATCCGAAAAGTACTGTCCTGTAGTAAAGCGGTAATTTGCCGACTTGATTTCACCAGTCATGATATTATCACCACTGATTACAGTTTCACCATCAGTAAGGTCACCCTCAAATACAACAGTACCACCAAGCGTGATATTACCTGTTGTACTTATATCAATACCATTATACTTAATAGTAATAGTACTTGCCCTGTCACCATTTTGTACCGTAAGAGTAATCCTATCTAACTCTTGAGCAATCAATGAAAGAGCCTGTTCAGCCGAAATCTTTCCTTCAATCAAACCATCAAGCACATTAAAAGTTGTATTAACAGTACCGCCCATCATACCCTGACCATAAGCATCACTATAAGCATAGTCATTTGATATATTATCAGACCTTTGTACTAAGTTAGATTGTCCCTGATTATTTGCCTTATAGAAATTATTAACAACATCCAACGTTTTTGCCATAGACTTACGCATTCTATTAACAACACCATTATCCAATGATATGTCAGCAAAGTTGACATTGATAGCATCAAGGTTTTCAAAGTCCACTTCATAATCAATCAGACGGAGTTTATATAAGATTCCATTGCTATCCATAATCCTTATCCAGTTACCAACCTGAAAATTATCCCTTAATGCCGAAAATTCATCAATAACAAGTAAGTTCTGTAGATTTGTACTGATGTTATAACTATACTTGTTATTTTCCTTAATCTTATATTCAGCCTGAAGAACAAACTCATAAGCACGTTTTATCAACTCAGAATTACTTAAAGAATCAGAAATAAATGCACTGTCAGTATAATCGAACTTCTTACGGAAGGACGTGGATATATAATTATCATTTGAAAAATCAGCCTCACGCCTGAACGCATTCAGTTCAACCCATTGTTCCGGTGTAAGATTATTTTCAAGTTTCATAATGGCTATAGTATCTGTAATCATTTCCCATAATTTAGCCACCATAGATGTTGTTGAATCTTTAAAGTCAACGGCTTTGACTTCGCTTTCTCTTTCACCTAATGCACTTTGAATTATTCCTATTTTACTCTGAATCTGAGCATATATTATATATGCATCGCTGCTCCAATTATCAGCCCCAATACTGACAAGCATCTCAAGGGCTTTAGCAAAACAATCACCAATACTTTGAAGCATTTGATATGAATAATATCTCAGGGCATTATAAAAATCGCCAGTACTGATAATATATAAATTTTCAATCGATGTGTTACCCTGACTTCTATTCAACAATGTTTGCATAACACTGTTTTGAGCATAATTATAAATGTTCTCATTGATTGTAATATATAATGTGTTTGTTACCGCAGTATCTGATTTATCATAATAATTGGTTACAGATAATCTACCATACCATGTATATGTATCACTACCTCTTGAAAGACCTTGATAAATAACCTGAATATCATATAAAGGGTTTGATTTAATCTTGGCATAATTAACCACCGCAGCCGACGCCTGAGCTAACGTTAATGTATCTATATTGTATACTGCAACAGGCGACAATGCTTCTTCTGTTAATTCGGCAACAATTTGAGCCGCCGTTGTACTGTCATTTTCAACTGAAGGCATAAGTGAATGATTAAGATATTCACCCATATCTAAAGCACCATAATAAGTCTCAATCAATTCTGAATAACCAGTAATAGAATCAACAGGCTCGACAGTAACGCTCGGGTCTAAAGCACGATATTTATTAACAATATAATTATAATATCCATAAGGCAATAACGACATGTCGAACACATGTGTGTTTTGATAATCATTATACAAACTTTCGTACGTATTTAAAGCCGTCTTTAATCCGTCGCTCATTTCATTTTTCATCTCATCAGAAAATGACCATACGTATCCCCCATTAGGATTACACTGACGAATTGCAGCAGTCATTAAATCATCCCCGCCGGTCACATGGTAACAGTTACATATCGCTTCACTATTCCTTGTTATCGTGAGATTATTTCCAAGGCTCTCTCTGCTCACCAGAATGCCCGTATTTGCCCCGAAACCCTCATTAAGGTCAGAACTACCACACTCAGGACAAACGCCCGTAAAATGACCACGATAACCGCAATCATTACAGCTTGTTAAAGCATCATATACATTAACCGTTCTATTATGTGTTACACTGCAATCAAAATCAACAATAATAGATTCTTCTTCAGCGACAGTCTTTAAACATTCCATGATTGCATTACCATTAAATTCAAAAATACGCTGAATATCCATGATGCTCTCATCAACATGTCCGATTGTGTAATGTGGAGCATAACTAAATATCTTATGTAGGAGAGAAGAGTCTCTTAATATCTGCATTCTGTATGCGATTGTTTCTTCCTCTGTTTCTTTTGTGTATTTAGGGTCAGAGTTCCATATATCGTCATACCTATCTAAATCTGTCGGGTCTCTATATAATACAACAGGAAAGTTTGCATCATAATCCGGCAATATGATAGCAGCCTCAGTATTTATCTGAAGTCCATACACCTTTATCAAATTCAATTCTGCTTCTGCTAAACGTGTCAAAGTTAAAGATTTATATACTCCATTTTCATCTTCAGACGTATCACATTCAATCGCAAAATAACAATCCATTTCTAACACGTATATGAGCTTATACATGTTGATTTCATTCCAAAATGGTGTAAGTGTATCCCCGTCATTTTTATAGACCTTAAAAGCCATTTCAGGGGCATTCTCGCAACTATTCTTAAATACTACATCTTTAATATTAGTCAGAAGCCCAACCCTTTGCCCGCCTTTACTTGTCAAAATACACGTCGGATTCTCCGCCTTATTGGAGGTATCAAAGTTTAATGTTAAATTAATCATTGCATCACCTCATTTATACTACAATCTTAATAATAGGTCTGTATTTAATTACCATCGTACATGCCATTGAAGCCGTAATCGCATTAGCCCGTGAAGCCGCACTATTTGCTACTCTAGGGAAAATATAATTAAAATCATCAAGTAAGGTTGTATGCCCGCTATTTGAACTTGCAATTGAAGGATAAGTAAATGTTATCTTCTCATTCGCAGAGCAGTTCTTAACAATCGTAGTTCTATTTTCCAATGCATTAGTAATAGATAAATTACCGCTGGCACCACAAGTAACCTCAACACTTGAAGGATAAATATATCCTATTTCGTCTGATGTGTCGTTCAATGTTTTTGTTAATGCATCAGATGTAAATGTGAGAGTAGAAGTAACCTCAGCCTTAACAGCGAACGGACGATTAGTTTTCATACTCAATTCAATACCATACATATCACCGCCGACTAGTACGGCACTTACATTAAACGATGCTTCAAATGTAATATCTGTCCAACCCGTAGCATCAAACACTAATGGTCTGAAAGTCTTTTTATTTAACCACCTTGCCAATGTTGAGAATTGCTCCGGTGTAATTATCATGTCCTTCTGCTCACTGACACAAGGCGACTTACAAATATAAAATGTTGCTTCTAAGCACTTATCATACTTATAATCAGCCAGTAATTGCTTAGCACCCTTTTGCACAGGTACTGTACTAAATGATATTTCGGAACCAGTCGCCCGTTCCCCACCATTATCAAACGAACATACAGTATACCCTAATGTGCTTAATGTAGTACCATCATAAGTAAAATCCTTTACGTACATATTATACCTCCCTTATGGCAGTAATTTATCAACCCTACGTTGCAATCGTGTACTGCCCATCATTTTATTACGAAATTCACGCATCTCCTGTAGAAGCTGTTCATATTCCTTATTCTTAGCCTCTACCTCTGCAACCGCCTGTTCCCATCGTTGATTTATCTGTTTAAGAGTTTCAATAAGTTCAGACTGCTCAATATCCGGCTCCATACACTTATTGATTAACTCATCATTTTCCAATTTAACTTTCCCCAACTCTTCCTTGAGAGTTTTGTTTAATCTTTGTTCACGTTCATATTTGCTTTTATAATCCATATCCTTTTATCTCCTTTTAATAAAAATAGAAGAGGAGCTGTTACACCCCTCTTCCTGTTAACATCACTTATATTTACGTAATGAATTTGAATTGCTATTCAGCATATTATAAGTCATGCTCTGAATAAGATATTCGAACGACTTATTCTTCTTACATTCATCAATAAATGATGCATAGTCTGTTACATTCTCAAGATTAATTGACATATTATAATTTACAGAGTTAGGCATTCCATATACACTACTAGCAGCACGATTGAAGTCTAAGCCTCTCTGACTCATAGCATTATAAATTGCATACAGCCCCTGATTATAAGCCTGCTGGAATGCAGCACTATTTAATACGTCACTTGATACTGACTGCAGTTTAACACCACTTGTTGTAGTAACAGTAGACGATGTTGTCTTTGTTAAAGCACTCGGATTCTTTGTTTCCTTAACAACATCAGCATCAAACTTTCTCGCTAAAGCCTCAAGGTTCAAATTAAATTGCTTTGCAGACCCTGCAAGACTTTCAATATTAGCATAAAGTTCTGAACGATTAATCTTTTCATCCGAATACTGTTTATAATAATCCTGCAGTTCCGGTGTAATCTTCAAGACGCTCTCTCTAATACGTGATACATCGCCGTCCATCACAGCAATGCTACCATTAACATCTTGAATACTGCCATTTAAAACATTATTCATCGTTTCAGTAAGTTGTACTGTTGCTTGCTTACTATATACTAACGAATCATCAAGCGTCTTTTTAACAGCCGGAATATTATCACGTACAAGATTCTTTGCTTCATTTAGTATTGCATCGGTATTTTCAAGCTTATCATTGAAGTAATCTTCTAATGACTGATACATACGGTCAAGAATTGCCTGTTGGTCTTGCAACCTACGGTCGTATTCTGTATCACTACGTCCCTCCTCAGCTTCCTGTAACTGTACAGTTAACTGTTGAAGCTTCATACGAGCTTCCTCCGATGTATCATTAGCATACGCAGCCATCTGTTTTCTGAGGTTAGCAATATTCTTGGTCTGTTTCTCTATATTCTTTTGATAATCGTATAGATTCTTCTCAGCATTCAAAGCTTCCATGTACTTGTTAATCAAAGCATCTAAGCTCTCAAGCTGTTTGTCATAACCCTCTTTTACAAGGTCTACGACTGCCTGTTTTTCATCATTATAATTTTCGATTATCTGTCTCTGTTCAGACCTTAATGTATCAAGTCGTTCAAGGTTTTCAACGTTTGCAGTGTCCTTAAGATATAATTCCTCAGCCTCTGCAATACGCTTATTGTAATCCTTGATTTCTTCATAATATGCCCTACGCTTTACAATATGCATTCCTAATGTAGCAAGCCCTTCATCAGAAAGAACACCATTATAAAGTTTTGTCTTTTCAGCATCATTACCCAAGAACTCACGAACATATTGATACATATCATTACTACTAAGATTGTTTATCAAGAAGTCGGCTTCATCAGTAACCTTATAACGTAACTGATTAATCTTATCATCAAGTTCCCATTCGAGTTTCTTGATTTCATTTTGCCATGACGCTATGGCTTCTTGGTTTGCATAAATAGCATTTGTTGTCTCATCAATCTGTCCCTTAAGGTCATACCAATGTTTTAATTCGTCCTCGGTAGTAGGGATAAAACTCTTTAATTCAGCGGTTAACTGGTCACGCTCTGCAATATTACTTGCCAACGCCTTGGTTTGAGAATTAATCTGAGCGATAATCAACTGCTCATTCTGCATAAGCCCCTCTGTTGTACGCATTGTCTGATAATGTTCAAGAGACTTCTGTCTCTGTTCATATTCCTTAAGCACCCTATCGTACTTATTAACAATACGTTCAATATCTTCCTTTTTCTGTGCGAGGTCATTGTCTTTTATCTGAATACCAATCTCTATCTGCTTTTTAGCAGCATCACGCTTATTATTCCAGTTATCAACCATCGCACTTATCGCACTTGAAAGTTCGGACGACATGCTTTCGAGATTGATGCTTTCGCCTGCCATTATCTTATTGACAAGAGCAGTGGCGGCTTTCTTTCCACCGGCGGCTTCAACAAGGTCATTATACAATACGCCGGATGTCATTCGACGCATGTATTCTTCCTCGGCTACCTGATATGCCTTACGCTGTTCCTCAAGAACAACGTTTGCCGCTTGCATTGCCGCTTTACGTTGGTCATAATATGAACCCTCAATGTTCTTGCCACTCATGGTCATCTTCATGAGGTTTTCATATTCTTTATTCTTTTCCTCAACAAGACGATTGCGCTTTTCAAGATATTGCTCAAGCCAGTCAAGGTTGGCTTTGGATTCCTCGGTTCCCTTATCATTATCATTAGTAGGAAGCCACTCCATACCTTCAAGTTCCTCAAGAAACTTAATAGCTTCAATAACTTCGCCAGTATTCTCTCCAAACAGATTGTTTAAAGGAGCACGCTTCTCAAGGGCTTCATGATAAATACGCCTTGCATCATCAACAGACCTCATAAGTCCCTGCTGAGCCCATGACAACCGTATGGTAGCCTTATACATTTCTGCCATATATGAAACATACTCATTCGACATTCCTGCATAAGACTTTATCAAATCTTTTATGTTCTCTTCCTGAATACTGTAAGAGTCATTTGAGTATTTAACAACAGCATCCTTAAGGTCAGGATACTTGTCGATGATTTCGGTCATTTCCTTATAAGTTAATTTTGCTCCAGCGTTTATCTTGTTGATTGAATCGCTGATAGACGAATCGGTCTGACCATTTAATTCCGCATATGAATCACGCAGCTTATAGATACTCTCTGAACCACCAAGAGCTTCAATCTTTATATTATGTAAAGACCTTAATAAAAGATTTTTATCTCTTGCATTCATATCAAGGCTATTTGTAAGACGAGCTTCTGCATCATCAATATAAGCAAAGATAGCCATGTAATCTTCGCCAAACTGGTCGATGTATTTCTCAAAGCCCTCCATGCCAAGAGCCTTAAACAGGTCATCATTAGCAGTAGTACGAACAATATCACCAAAGTCTACCTGTATCTGACCCTCTCTGTCATTACGAATAAAATCTGTTAATTGTTCGAGACTACCTTTATAAGCATCAATTAATGCGTTGTTAGTATAAGCCGTGTCGCCATTCTTAACATTAGAATCCTTGTTAAGCCATTCGGTGTAATCAAAGACTTCGGTCTTTTCACGCTTTAATTCTTTCAGTCTCTTCTTATACAAATCAAAGAGGTCATTAACATCATGCATGCCCTCTTCAACTGCCTCTTTAATAACTTCATCAAAGAGATTGATTTCTTCCCACGTGTCAACTTTTAAATCTTCAAATGCCGACTTGATTTCTTCCTGATTCCACTTAAGAGGAGCCCCATAATTCGGGTCACCATAATAACCCATATGTGTAAACTGCCTGTTAGGATTCTGAACGCCATTTTCCCAGCCCAAAATCTTTGAGCTAAGAATATGTTGAGCACGTTCTCTAATATTCTGTGCTTCTGCAAGTTCCTGAGCAACTTGTTTCTCATATGCAGTGTTAATATTATCAAGTTGTGTTTCAATATTATTAACAATACTATCATAAGGAATGAGATGTGAAGCTCCCTCAAGATAATTTTTAGTGATTTCATAAAGTCTTTGATATTCACTATAATCACCGGACGCATATGCTTCATTTAATTGCTTAAGATAATCATTAAGTTTATTATATAAAGCAGTAGAAGCGGGGTCATTAGCAATTAAAACTTTCTCATACTCAGCTATAAGATTTTCAGCGTCAAGAGCATTGTTAAGGGCACTTTCTGTATTATTAATGATTTCGCCCCAAACCTTACCCAAATCTTCAAGCATTTCTTGATAAACATCGATATATTCTTCACTAAGCCCCGCATTCTTAACCAATGCTTCAGCGGATGCTCTATTTCCACTTGCAAAATCTGCTATGGTTGTATCAATAATATCTTTAAAATCTTGAACATTAACAGTATCAAAATCAGCATTATGCTGTTTTAATAAATCATCTAAAAAAGTAATAAAGAGTTTTGCTCTATATCCACTATTATATGAAGATGAACCTATTAATTCACTTATGTATTTTCTGTCATTAATGGCTTCTTGAGCACTCTGATATGCCCCTGCATTTTCAGCAATATAGGCATTACGCTGTTTGTTTTCTATGCCATTAAGCAAATCAAGCTGGTCTTGATATTTGCCATTAACAAGGTCGAGACCGGCAGCAGTAATCCCATACTGTTCATTAATATCTTCCTGCAAATCATACATACTCTGTTTTGCAGTAAAAATATCAGCCTCTGTTGCCCCTGTATCGCTTAAAACATCATGATATTCATTATATTTCGCAATGAAATCATTTATAGTTTGTGTCTGTCTCTTGTATTCTTCGGTGGAATCCTTAAGAGCATTCAGCATTTCACGTGTTTCTTTACGAGCGTTTTCTTCGTAATGAATAATCGCACTTAACCCACGTAAAGCATAAGATACAGCTATAGAAATACCTATACTAAACGCCGCATTTAACAAGCCCTGAGCAATTGATAATGCCTTGGTAGCTCTCGCCTGTTCTTCGCAGGCGTCAGTCACAGCTTTAGTTTCCACGTTAGACTCCATTTGGTCTTTAAGGAATACTTGAGTAGTAGGAGACAATGAAGACATAGATTCATTAAGACGGGCACATGCTTCATCATATGAAAGTACACCTTTAACACTTTCATTAATAATAGCCATATCTTGTTTAGATATTGCCACTTTAGGCATTTCTAAACCAAATAATTTCGCACCAAGACCAATTGTACCCCTATTCAATCCATTGGAACCACCAAACACACCCTTAGCAGTTAATATGCCACCAACGATACCACCAACAGGAGCTATCTTTAAAACTTTAAATGCAAGACTCAATAAGTCCATAGCGGCAGAAATAACAGGCATTACATCTGCACCGGTAGCCCTTATATCATTAATTAAACCATCTAAAGAATCAATGATATTCTTAATACTATCTGAATCAAGAACTTCAATTGCAAGTTGTTTTAAATCATTCTTAAGAACATTTGCACGTTTTTCAATTGATTCCATTGAAGTTTCTACCGCACGCTCACCTGCACCTGCAGCATTATTCATCGCATCAGCATACGCACTTTCAAGAAGTTCAGGCGACTCAAGAATAGAAGCCGCTGCGGCACCACGTACCTTACCAGCCATGATTTCCAACAGTTCGGCTTTTTGCATGTCACCGATGTCTTCCCAAACTTTAGAAATTTCTAATAGTATTTGATATGTACTCTTATAGCCACCAGTTATTTGGTCTACAATAGTAACACCAGAGGGATTGTTTACAGTTTTAGTTAAATCCTTAATCTTATTATTTAACTTAGAAAAGTCTTCTATAAGACCTTCGGTATCTTCACCAATTTCTTCAAGTGCAGAACCAGTAGTACCCCTAAGCCTCATACTTAAGACCTTCAAAGCATTACTTACAGCATCGGCATCCTGCATAATAGTATTACCGGCAATTTCAAGAGCTTCAATCTGCTCAAGAGAATTACCCGCAACCTTCAATGCAGCCATTGATTTGGTTAATGATGTAGCTAAAGCCTCAGATGTAATTGAGTAATTGTTGCCTAAAAATATGTACTGGTCAACAACTTTATTAATATCCTCAGCTTTCATTTCAAAAGCCTGCATTGACGATACGAGAGCAGTAGTAGCACTGCTAATATCCATCATACCGCCCGTTGAAAGTCTTGCAGCCTGTTCAGCCAATATCATTGACTCATCAATAGTCTTACCTAATCTACGCCATTCAGTAATAGAAGATACAACCTCGGTTGTAGACATACCCAAATTATTGGCAAGTTCATATGCTTCTCTACCAACACGATTAACAGACGCTTCGCTTTCTCCACTGACAATCCTTAACTGATTAAGTGCAGAGTTAAGGTCTGTAACTGCTAACGCTGCCGCTCTGATATATCGTATAAAATCCTGAAATGACATATATTGAGCAATCATACGGGCAGATGCCTGAGAAATATCATTCTTAATCATTCCAAAGAATGAACGTCCCGTCTGACCGGTTTTTATCATTTCATTTTTAAGTTCAAGGAAACGATTGGTGAGTGCTCTAACTTGCTCCTGTGAAGCTCCTGTGTTTAAAGCCTCTTGTAATGAAGCATTAAGAGAATCAAACTGTCCACGTAAATCCTTAGACATTTTGGTATTATCAGCGAGAGTACTACTAACATCACCTAATAATTTTGTTATCTTTGTTTCATTACCAATCTTTTCAAACTGAGTATCTATCCCTTTTAATGTATCCAAATACTCTTTTAACTTTTGAGTATTAGTTTCATCAAAATAATTCTTTTGAGAAAGAGCATCAAGGCTTTGTTGTACTACACCCACAGATTCAGGCGAATATTTACCGGAATCAATTTTACTCTGTAGTTTATCTCTTACATTTGTAATATTTGTTCTTAACTCTTTCCCTAACAAAACCTGAGCTTCTTGTTGAGCCAAAAGTCTAGTCTCTTCATAAGTCGTCCTAGCCTTCTCAAGCTCTTTCGTACGCTCTTTAACAATGCTTAATATCTCATTCTCAGTTTCACGCTGTTCCTGAAGATTGCTAAGCGTCTTTGATTCAGTTTTAGATAATTCAATGCCAATTCCGCGTTTAGCCGCTAAGCTTTGGAATTGACGTTCATTTTTAATAAGACGATTATAATACTGAACTGCCTGTTTAACATTGGCGGCGTTTTCATCTTTAGCCTGTTTAGTCTTTTTGGTTTGCTTTGCTTTGTTGACAGTCTTGACATCATCAACGGCACCCTTTAACTGACCAACAACATTAACCTCATCACCAACAACGCCCTTAACAACAGACCCCTCAGCCTTAAAAGCTTCCGTCTTTTCATTCGTTGCTTTAGTAACACTTTCAACGCTCTCTCTTAAATGGTCAAAGCCCTTAGCTTCTTTTTCGACGCTCTTATCAGATTTGCCTGTCGTCGATTTAAGAGATTTCATTTTATCAAATTGCTCTTGATATTCATTAGCAACTTGTTTAGCTAATGCAAGACTTGTACTTAAAGCCTCATTCTGTTCTTGAAGAGCCTTAGCCTGCTTTTCAGTCTCTTTAAGAGTCTTCTCTGCTTCTTCTCTGGCTTCAAACTCTTGGTCGGCTCTTTCTTTAGCCCTAGCTTCTTCACGTGCAGCGATATTACTCATATCTTCATAAAAGCTTGCACGCCCCTCTGCTTCTTTGCGAGCCCGACGTTCTGCTTCAACAGATGCCTCAAGCGTATCATTAAGTTCCTTTTGTCTACCTAACTCTTCATCAACAAAAGTATAAAAACGCTGGTCTTCTTCCATCTCTTCATGCATAGCGTCAATCTGCTTTTGACGTTCTTCGCTTTGTTCTTTAAGTTCGGCATTTTGTTGTTGCAATTCTTCGGTTATCTGTTTTTGTTTGTTAAGTTCTTCATCAAGATACCCCGCCGAACCCAAACTACGATTCAATTCCGTCTGTAATGAATCAGCCTCACTTCGATAAGAATCGGATTCTTCTTTGAGCAAAGCATTGCGTTCTTGTAGTTCTTCATTTTGTGCACGAAGTTCTTCAGTAATCTGTCTTTGCTGTTGTAACTCATCAGAAATTAAGTCTTCTCTGGTATTGGCATCACCAAGTTCATCTAAGGCAGATTTATAATCTCTATTGGCTTGGTCGAGTTCGTCTTTTACTGCACTAAGTTCTTCTTCGGTATGAGCCGCTTCATCTGCCAATGCATGTAATTGTTGTTGATATGATTCAGCACTTTCTTCGGCTTCTTTAAGTTTGGATTTAGTTTCTGCAAGTTCAGATTGAAAATTTCTATTAGACATGTTGTCAAAATCATATCCAATATTTTCTAAATATGTATGAGCCTTAGGCAGCGTTGCAAGAAAATCATTCCAAGCATCTGTTTTAGTAAATTCATTTGCCTGTTCCCAAGATATAAATTTATCCTTAAATTGTTCGATTTCCGGATATCGTTTTAACATCTTTGATATATCATAATTATAATCTTTGATATATTCTGGATTTTTTTCGATTTTTAATTCATTGGTAACATCTACAAAATCTTTAAATTTAGATGTAATATTTTCAACATACCTTCGACTTTCTGATAAGTCTTGTGCAAAATGTTGTCTTAACGACTCGCTTTTACTTTCTATATGTGATATTTCATCACTAATTCCTTCAAATTCAGAGGTTAAATTAAAAATATTAGCGCGAAGTTGAGAATCATTATTATTCCTACCAATTTTCCATATTTCGTCAATATAATCGCCATAACCTTCGTCATACTTTAATCTGCTTCTATATTGTCCATAATCATCATGTACAAAATTGCCACCATCATTACCCCATTGTCCTTGAACAACACTAATACTATCAAAGAAATAAGTAGCAAGTTTTTGAAGTTCTTGTAATTTCTTTTCAATTTCTTCAGTTTGAGGCAAAAGTTTAAGTCGATTAATTTCCTCTATTGTATTTTTATAATTTTCCAAATAAACAATATCATGTTGGACAATATTATCAAACTCTTGCGTAGGCGACGATTGAGCAGTCTCTCCAGTTCGACCAGATGCTTCGCCAATTTCTAAAAGAGTTCTTTTAAATTCAAGAGCCGCAATATTTGCTTGCTGAAATCTTGCTTTACCCTCTGTTCCAATATCGGCAATAACACTTTGAACCATATTATAATCATCCGGTTGGAGAAGTTCTTTAGTGCCATCTACAAAAGTTACTAAAATACTTTCGTAATTCTTTAATTCTTCTGTTGCTTTCTTAGCAGCATCCTGCCCAAATAAATCAGGATTATCTCTTTGATTTACCAAATCAACAACATCTTGTAACTTACGATATTCTTCATCACTTATCTCTGGAAAAAGAGGCGATATTTGCTTTGACTGTTTACTAACCTTGACTATTTCTTCTCCAAGGTCACTCATATCTTCAGTTGTTTCTTTTATACTCAAATCTAATTTAGAAGCAATCTTATCATCCATTGCTGCAAGATATGCATCTACATCATCTTCATTAATTATTGACTTTGTAACCATCGCAGGCTTTGCAGATTCAATAAGTTGGTCAAGCATTTTTATATCATTATTGATAGATGTTTGCATTTTCTTATCAACTGAAGAAAAATCCGCTTCACCCTTTAATCGTTGTAATTCATCACGAAATTCAGTTATCTGACTAATTGCTTCATCAGAATTATCCATAAGAGTAAATGGAGCCGTAGACAAATCTACATTTGAATTAATCCATTCTCCAACCATCTTTTCATATTCAGACAGTTCTTCAGAAAACCCTTTAACCATTCCCTGAATTGCGGCTTTACCCGCCTCTTCGCCGGCTTTTTCAATATCGTCTGTACGGTCTGTTAATTCTTCAACTACGCCATTAATAACATTATCAGCCGCCTGTCTAGCCTTTTCAGAAGGAGAATGTGAATCAGTAGCCTTATTAAAACTTTCTGCAAACTTATCATAAAAACCCTGAGCAAAAGGAATTTTTTCAAGGTCTTTATTCATTTCTTCACACTCTGCTTCAATTTCTCCAACAACGCCACCTCGGAAATCATCAAGAAAATCTTCAACTCCTTGATACATAGCAGGTTTTAAATCCAAGTCAATAAATCCAAAACCCTTTTCTTTATCATAAAAAATATTAGACATATTAATATCAACACCTATGCCTAATTCTTGAAGCTTTTTAATATCCTCAGCAAATCTGTTAATCTGTTCCTCAGTTGCATCTAAGAAATCCCAATTAATAAAGTCAACACCATTACCAAGTGTTTCACCACTCATTTTTTCTTGGATTTCCATAAACACTCTTGAACCATCATTAATAACATCAATGATTCTTGAAACATTAACACCTTTTTTATAAGCTTCATCAAGTTTTGTCATTAACGCCTGACTATTTTGTAAGCTTTCTTCAGTATTATTTCTTAATAAAACAACCGTATCTTCTCCAATAATACCGCCCTCATTTGTATGCCCTTGATTAACCAGCTTTAAACTCTCAGTCTCCTTATTAATAAGTTTTAATTCCTCTAAAGATTCTCTGAGTTTTGCATTAGTAGTATCAAGTCCCGCAACATCGCCAACCTTTTTAATCTCATCAAAAAGATTTTTATAAGCATCTGCAATATGTTGGTCTGCAGCCGCATCGCCTAATGACTCAACAGTTTTGCTCATTTCCTTTAAAGACTCTTGTGTTTTTGCTACACTAACACCTGAACTTTCTAGCAAACCGTTGATAACATCACGAATCTGATTCTCCGTTGCATTTTTAGGCAAATTTTGTCTAATAGTATTAACTACATTCTTAGCTATTTCAGTTGTAGCCCTGTAATCTTTTATCTTATCCTGAATTGCTATATACCATTCCTGATAAGTCTGAGAAGCCTTAGTAAATTTTGCTTCTAAATCAGAGCCTATTTTATATTCACCGGAATCCTTACCACCAAGACCAACTCTCAACTCATTCATTAAGTCATCATATGCATCTTCCCATGACTCTTTAAACTGGTCAGGAAATTTAAACTTACGTGTCTTAGCAACAGTCATTGCTTGGAAAAATTCATCTGTAAATTCCTGAGCGGCTTCTTTGCCATATTCCTTTGATACTTTTATCATATTCTCAAAGGCTGATTTAATTTTAATATTCAATGACTTTTCGTTGAGCTTCATATAATTACCTATATCAAACTCACCCAATTCAGCTTTTACTTCTTTCTTAACACCATTTAAAGCTTCAAATAATCCTTTGCTAAGTGCAAGCTGAAATGATTTAGAATCCCAATCAATATCATCTAATTTTAAATTATATCGAGATAATGCTTTTTTAATAATACCTTCAAAGTCTATTTTACTCAATCTGTCTGTCAAACCAGATTCAACACTATCTGCTATTTCATTCCATATAGCACTATAATCATAAGTATTATTCATTGTAACACCTCCATTTATTACTTAATTATATTTTTCCAACGCTTAGTATAATTGCCCCATAAAGAATAAAATGCTTTACTGGAGATATTATTCCATTCTTTATCAAATTGCATAAAAGCATCATATATAGTTCCACCGTTAAAATGTATATACGTTCCTTTATATTCCATAGTATGAGGATTAACCATCATTGGGTCATATCGCTTTCCACCATTAGTAGAAAATCCAAATGGGAACCTTATACCATGCATTACACTATCTAATACATGTTCAGGTGTATCATATTCATATCCACCTTGCATACCCTCGGCTGAAAAAGCTATATTAAGTGTCGGACTTTTTTTACCATTATTACGTATAGTAATTTTACTATCATCTCCACCGGCTAACAGATTAGTACCCTCTTGAGTTCCAGCAAATGGTTCTCCATGTCTTATGTAACTTGTAGTTTTATATTCATAAAACTGTTGAATTAATGTTTTATACATATTTAAAGCTTCTTTTCGCATCTTTGGATTAATCTTTTTAGCGCAATCAATAAAGTCATTTCTAGCCTGTTTCATAACTTGTCTTACAGTTCCTTTAATCGTACTATTCGCACGTTTTCTCTCTGTCATAATTTTCACCTTGCTTGACTTTCCTTAAAAAATATGATATATAAATAATACCAAACAAAGGAGGTATTACTTATGAATCTACATTTTGTAAAACAAACATTTGAAAAAGAATTTGCATACGAAATTGTTAATTTAGATACTCTTAAAACAGTTTTTTACAACAATCGAAGGAATCTTATTCCAAATGAATTATTAAAAAATAAACTTGTTAATTTATTATATGCGG